GCGCGCAGCCCTTGCCGCGCAGCAGGCCCCAGACCTGATCCCGCAGGACGCTCTGTTTTCCTGCCCGCAGATGGGCAATAGCGTCACGCGGGTCACGCAGCAGGCCGCGCAGCCGGTGGCACGGCCTGACGGTCGCCTGCACGCTGACGGCTATTTCACATGGACTCGGCGCGATGGTTACGTGCTGGATGCAAAGCTGCCTTGCGACTTCTATCTCGCCGCGCAGCCCCAGCAGGCAGCCGATGAACTCGGTTGGCTGATCGAGATGCAGTTCGGTGACGGTTTGTTGTGGTGGAGCGGATGCTTTGATGATGATGGCACCTACCCGCCAAGTCGCCTCATAGCGCGCATGGTGAATGACGTAAACAAGGCCGTACGCTTCTCCCGCCGAGAAGACGCTCAACGCGTTCTGGACGCGATGTTGGCTGCACAGCCTTGCCCGCTGCTTGCGAGAGCCAAAACGCTATACAGCGTGCATGAGCACATGTGGCCTGAAGCCGCGCAGCCCCAGCAGGCCGAAGGAGACACGCCATGAGCATGCACAAGTCGTTCATGAACGTCGTGTACGACTGCACCACCAAGGGGCTTCGCTTCGATGCCCACACCGACAAACTGAAGGTCGTTCTGACAGGAGGCTACTGATGTTTGATGAAGAACCTGATGGCGATCCGCACGGCGAGTGCCGGGCTGAGATCGACAAGTTGGCGGGCCATGTGAGCACGCTGCGCAGCGCGCTGTACCTGGTGACCACGCTGCGCCAAGTGGGCGGCATGCTGCCCGGCGTGAAGGGGCTGATCGACAGCATCCTCGAGACGGTTGATGAGGCGCTGACGGAGACCAAGCAATGAACCTCGACATTGACAACATGACTTTCAGCGCCCTGGCGCGCTTTGCTTTGCTGGTTGACATGGCCATAGAGGCTGAGATGATTGGTAAAGACCAGCGTGTGCGGCTGATTTGTGACCACGCCTACGACTACGCAAATCCAAAGGCAGTGAAGAACATGAAGGCTGGTATCAAGGCATGTCAAGACACTCCGAGGGTCTATACCTCCGGACACGTTGGCAATCAGTACGGGGTATCGCGGCTGTGAAAGGCACCTACTACATCGTGCCCTCGGGCCTGTTTGAGCCCGGCTCGCAGTGCCGCATCGTCCACCGCGATGGTCACTGGGCCGGCGCCCGGGAAAGCTACGAGGCCAACCCCGACAACTGGCTTGAGACTGGCCTCATGAACTTCGAGGGCAAGATCGTCTGCCTGGAGTGCCCGCGCTACGTCTGGGACCAACTCAAGGCTGACGAGCCCTTGATGGCTGGCCTCATCATCACCTACGATACGGAGGCACCGAGATGAGGTACACCAAAGAGCAGCACGCTCTGATCCGAGAAGCCCTGGGCTGGGCCATTGAGAACAGACGTGACGAGATCGGGCGGCATCCCGCTCCACTCGAGTACTTCGACGACATAGAGGAGCTGGAGGCCCAGATAGGCCAGATCCAGTTCTTGATCTACCAGATCGACAAGACGAGGCAAGACCATGAACTTTGAAGGACGTGAACTGTTCCTCGTGAAGCAAGGCCTGGCCCTGCTGGTACAGGAACTCAACAACCAGATTGCCACCTGCCCTGACCCGAAGCACTACGCCCAGGCGCTGGCGGTGATCGAAAACGAGGTCGCGGAGGTTGAAGATCTCTTGATCTCGGCATGCATCGAGCTAGGACTCGATGACTGACTACACCCACGCCACCACGCTGTCCACCAGGACGATCGCCATGCGGCTGAACCACCACTGCCTGATCGGCAACGGGTTCTACTCCAGCCGCGGCGGCCGGTTCTTCCGGGCACGCACCAAGTTCGAAGTGCTCCAGCTGTTCGACGGCGAACGCTGGGTCAATGCCAACCCGGGCGAGACCTTCTCCGATGGAGACGGCAAGCCCATCCTGTGGCGAAAGGCGGGGTCATGAGCCGCACCGTCTTCTGGCTTACCCGGGCCCTGCTGATGGGCTTCATCTTCCTACCCATCCTGGTGGTCAGTATGCTGGCCTGGTACGGTAACGTCCGAGACCAGTGCGAGGCGCTGGGCGGCACCCTCATGATGTCTCAACCTCTGGCGCCGGTGTGCGTCAAACTCGAAAGGATCCCCCTGACATGACCTACACCCACGACCGAATCCTGAAGCTGGCCAGCCAGCAGCGCAAGCTGATGATCGCGGTCAAGAACATCGGCTTCAACGTCGATGACGCCAACGATCTCGAGCACTTGATGAACGAGGTGCTGTTGTTCAGCAGCCTCGTTCAGGAACCCGAGCACAAGCAGGCCATCATCGAGCGGTTCACCGCTCTGTTCCGTGGCTGATCTGGTCACCCAAGCAGCGTTCGAAGAAGTGAGGGCGCTGCGTCCTTTGGCCTATCATCCTTCCACCTGGCCAGCGTACATCGCAGCGGTGCGCCGGCTCCACCACCTGAGGACCTTGCATGCATCACGATCGATTCCGCGCCGCCCTCGCCACCATGCGCCGGCACCTGTCCCTGGACCAGATCACGTCGGCTGACATCAGCCACATCGTCAGGCACCTGGACGAGCTCTCGGCGGTGATGCACCGTCCTGGATCAACCCCTGAGGAGAAGCAAGCTGCCCTCCTCAAATTTGAAAGGCTCTTCTCATGAAACTCACCAATTACATCCGTGACGCTTTTATTTCCTCTGCCATGAACGACGTCCCCAGCGTCGATTACACTGAAAAGTACAGGACAGCTGTGCTGACCGATGCGATCGCTCAGCTCCCTCTTGAAGTCCGAACGATCTGGCAGAACCCCAAGCTCATGGGCTACCTGGAAACCCACACGGTCTACCCTATCTCGAGGGCAGGGGGCGTGGAGGTTCCAACGCTGGACCGGCACACGTTCAAGCTCACGCCAGTAGGGCAAAAGCTCTGTGAGACCTTGGACAACGCTCGGATAGCCCAGACCACGCAACGCACCGGCCTGGAGCAGAAGCTGCGCAGCATCGCCTACTCCTGCACCACCCGCAAGGCGCTGGCCGAAGCGCTGCCCGAGTTCGTGAAGTACCTGCCGGCAGAAACCGAGACGACGCGCAACCTGCCGGTGATCGCCAACGTGGTCACCGACTTCATCAAGGCCGGCTGGCCGAAAGGGAAGACGGCATGACAACTGACAAGGTCTACTCGGTCGACACTGAGACCTGGTACGACAGCTTCGAGCAGGCGCTCGATGTGCTGCGGGACACGCTGGGCGACGGCGAGTCCCTCATCGGCACGCCGTACTGGGAGGGCGAGAAGCAGCAGCGCCCGGCGTCCTACTACTTCAACTTCCCCGTCGTGCTCGAGGAGATGTGTGAGCGGGCGATGGACGAGGTGGGCGAGGCGGCTGAAGGCTTCGGCGAGTTCCGCTCGCTGACGGACCAGGCTGAGTGTCACCAGCGCATCAAGGACGCGCTGGACGACCTGCTGCCGGTCAACTTCTGGTCGGTGCGCAACGTGAAGCGCTGCGAGATCACGCTGGATGATGTCGAGTGCATCTGCCCGGCGTGCAATGGGTCCGGCGAAGGCCGGTATGAGGGAACGCGTTGCAGCTCTTGCAACGGATCTGGAACAGGAGAACTGTGATGAACGATGACATGCAGATGGGTGAGGCGATGCGCCTGAAGACGGTGATGGAGGACGTGATCCTGAAGGTCCTGCAGAGCTACCAGAAGGACACGGGCCTGAGCATCCCGGCCGTCACGCTGCAGCACAACTACACGGTGGGCTGCAGCACCGGCCTGGTTTCAGGTGTCAAGGTGAGCGTGGAGTTCTGATGTACATCCTCGTCACATTGAGCGGCATGTTCTTCGCAGGCTTCACGCTCGGTCTGCCCGAGTGGAAGGTCCACCCGGCCAACGCCGCAACGCTCGATGCCCGGCAGGCGGCCAAGATCGTGCAGCTGCTCAAGCTGCAGGGCTACGAGATGCGGCGCATGTCGCTGGTCAGGGGGCGGTGATGGAACGCAGCATCCTCTTCATCATCCTGTCCGTGCAGTTCCTGGCGCTGTCCATGGTGGTCAGCTACTGGTACTACGACAACGTGCAGCGTAACAAGGCCTATCACGAGTGCTTGGCCATGGTGGAGCGTGTGTCCAAGCAGCAGACGCAGTCCTACCGGCTACCTGATTGCTACTACCGTTAAAAGGAGGCGTCCATGTTCATCAAGCGAACCAGCGATCGGTTCATCCTGACCCATACGGGGCCAGTCTATGAGGGCACCACCATCGAGTCCTACGATGATCCGCTGGTGCTGGCCCAGTACATGATCCGCTACTTCGGCTGGAAGGAGCGGGGCGGCGAGGAGCTGCGCAAGTTCCTGGAGGGCGAGTTGCGAGCCCTCGATGAAGAATGATCTGTGCGAAGTGCGGCGCGTGGAGTTTGGTCCTGGCCACGCGCCAGAAGAAGAAGGACCGGGGCCAGCGCATCACCCGAGAAAGGATCTGCGCGAACGAGCATCGTTTCACCACTGTCGAAACCCTCGTTGAAAGGCCGCCTGTACGGGGCCCAGAGTACCGCCGGCGCCACGCTGCTGGCGAATCCATCCGTCACATTGCTGCGCACTTTGGCGTCACCCCTGACGCTGTGCGACGCGCCATCAACCGAAAGTGACCACATGATCGATCGCATCAAGCGCGTCTTCGGCGCCCCCACCCCCGAAGAGCAGGCCCGAGCCGAACTGGTCAAGGCCAAGCGAGCCTTGCTGTTGGCCTTGACCGGCCGTGATTACGCGACAGCAATGGTGGGCTATGAACAGGCCCGGATACAAAGGCTTTCCGCTTACCTCAACCAACCTGAGGTTGTGGAGTTCGATGCGCAGTGATACAGTGGGCACCGGACATGAGGCCATTGTGGCAGATACCCAAGATCAAACTCTGCGGATTCCCCATCTAGGGGTCACCCTCAGAAGTATTCTTGGGGCTGCTGTGGCAGCAAAGTCCAAGAGCCGGCGCTGGAGCATTGTATTCAAAGGCGCCCACATCGGAACCATCAAAACCAAAGACGAGGCCAACCATGAGCCTGATTGAAACTGGGATTCCCATCCCCGAGTCGGCCAAGATCAGCGGCCGCAGCATGAGCCCGCACTACGCGGCCTGGCGTGAGCTGAAGGTGGGCGAGAGCGTCTTCCTGCCCAACAAGAAGCTGGAGACCGTGCGGATCTACCGCTCGAGCACCCAGATGAAGGACCTGCGCGACGCGGGCCACAAGTACCACATCCAGGCGGCCGAGAAGGACGGCGTGTCCGGTGTGCGTGTGTGGCGCACGGCATGACGCCTGAGCAGCGCGCGCGGCATGCCGAGCTCGTCAGGCAGTCGGCCGCGGACCTGATCCAACTCACGTCCGCGGCCCGCACCGCCAAGGTTCGCAGCATGCACCAGCACTTCGCCCGCACCGGGCACCTGAGCCACAGCCAGAAGGCTGTGCTTGCCCTCTGGCTTGTGGAGAACACCAATGGATGAATTGAAGCTCCTGATTGAGATGGTGAATGGACTGCCCACCCTCGCGGTGTGGGTCCTGGTGGGCTACCTCGTGTACAAGGTGGCCGTGATCGGATCGGCTTATGGCGTGATCCGCTTGCTGATCTGCAAGGTGCACGACTGGAAGACGGCACCGCGGACCTTCAAGATCGGGGGCAAGCCCATCAACTCGGAGGTGGCCGAGGAGCTGAACGCTCAGATCATCCGACTGGGCCAGGAGAGCAGCTACAGCTACTACCATCTCTCGGACGTGACGAAGCTGAAGCAGGCCCTGGACATCGTGCTGGCCAAGAAATGAGGGACAGCTACGATAACGGCGAGATGCCGCTGGCCAACGCGCTGGTGATCGCCGTCTGGTACGTGCCGGTGCTGCTGACGTTCACGGTCCTCATGCTGGCCAGCATCCCCCTGCTGTCCTTCATGACCCGCTTCTGGCCTGACACCGTGCTGAATTTCGTGCACCGGTGCGAGACCTGGCTGATCGACAAGGACGCCGAGATCGATGAGGCGATCAAGCGGCTGAGAAAGAAGAAGTAACCCCCGGAGAAGACTATTCTCCAAATAACTGAGGAAGAAACCATGCACTACGTGACCCTGAAGATGAAGTCCGAGAACAAAAAGACCGGGCCCATCCCGGTCTCCACGTCCGAGCGCGGCACCTGTCCGCCCACCTGCCCGCATTACGAGGGCACCTGCTACGCCGAGCTCGGGCCGCTGCGCCTGCACTGGAACAAGGTGGCCGAGCGCGGCCTGTCCTGGCCAGAGTTCTGCGCCACGGTGGCCAGCTTGGACGAGGACACGCTCTGGCGCCACAACCAGGCCGGCGACCTGCCGCATCAGGCCAGCAAGCCCAAGCACGAGATCGACGGCGAGTCCCTCATGCGTCTGGTTGAGGCGAATATGGGGCGGCGCGGCTTCACGTTCACCCACTTCGACCCGGCCGTGGGCGACAACGCCTACTGGATCGCGGCGGCCAACGCGATGGGCTTCACGATCAACCTGTCGGCTGACACGCCGGCGCAGGCTGACGAGTTCCTGGCTCTGGGTATCGGGCCGGTGGTGCTCACCGTGGCCAGCGACCACCCCGAGAAGAGCTACACCCCCGAGGGCAACCTGATCGCGCTGTGCCCGGCCACCACGCACGAGGACATGAACTGTCAGCGGTGCGGCATCTGCGCCACCCAGCACAAGGCCGTCATCGGGTTCCGTGGGCACGGCACCCGCCAGCGCCAGCTCGACATCCGGATCCATGCGGTGACAGCATAACCATGGCACCAAACGATCAAGCGGACAGGGCCTTCTGGGCACTCTTGACGATCGCGAACATCTGGGCCGCGTGCGGGTCAGGGCCCTGGCGCTGGCTCTTGCCAGTGCCATGGCTGGTCTTAGCGCTTGTGGCACGAGTGTTCTATTGGGTCAGCGTGTGGCGCGGCAAAGAGGGATGACGGCGTGACCCGCGCAGCCTCGGTAAAGAAGGACTGGGAGTGGGAGTCGGACGTGCCGCGGTGCATGACCTGCGGGCACTTCCGCTCCTCTGCCATGTTCCTGGTGAACAGCCTGCCCAGGAAGGTCTCGCCCTTTTGCAAGAAGGGCCAGTTCAACACCCGGCCCAACGCGGTGTGCAACCGTTGGGTCGACAGAGTGAAAGGTGACACCCTGATATGAGCCACAGCACGGAGTTCAACCTGTACAAGCACTTCCGGGACCTGGTTCACCATCTGGCCAAGCCCGGCGGACGCTCACAGAACGAGCTTGCTAACCTGCTCGGGCGCTCGCCCAACCAGATGAGCGCAGTCTTGCGGACCTTGCGCACCGGGCCCAACCGGATCGTGCGGGTTTGCGGCCGCCGGCCTGATGCCTGGAGTCGGTATCCGGTCTACATCTACGAGCTGACGCCCGAGGGCATGCCCGATGTCCAGTGGGACAAGGCCTACCTGAGCAAGGAGGCCAACGCTGCGCGGATGGTGAAGTACCGCAAGCGCAAGAAGGAGGCGCTCGAGCGCTTCGACTTGATCAAGCGCGAGCTGAGGCAGCCCGAGCATGATCAAAGGGCGCGTCACCTGCAGTCCATCCTTACCCCTGCCCTTGACGCTCCTCCTCAGCATGCGTATCCTTCGCCCCTCGTTACATCCAACAACACCGGAGCCCCAGATGGCCACCACCAAAACGCATTCGATTGAAGTCTACAAGGACAAGAAGGGCGAGTTCCGCTGGCGCCTGTGGTCCCCCAACGGCCGGATCGTGGCTGACAGCGGCGAGGGCTACACCCGCCGCGACAACCTGCAGCGGGCCTTGAACGCCCTGAAGACAGCCTTCCAGTCGCACGACATTCCCGTCTACGAGAGCTGATCTTTCCTGTAACCGGTCGATAACGGGTCACCTCACTGTCGTACTTTGTGAGTAAACTGAAAGTCGCTCAGCAGATCCCCTGCTGAGGTTCTTAACCTGAAAGGCGCTACCCATGAAGAAACGCCATCTTCGCCTCCTCCTGGAGGTCAAAGAGCTGCGGGACCAAGTGGATCGTCTGACAGCCCTTGTCATTGAGCTGAAGGAGATTTCCATGTCCGGAGTTGAAGACCTGATGCGCGAGATTGGCGAAGAGAAAGCCATGGTCGCGCAAGTGCAAGCGGCGCTGACCGCGCTGGCTGGCGAGATCACGCCCCTGATGACCACGCTGGCCCAGACCCAGGAGGCTCTTGCGGCCGCCCAGGCGGCCAACACTGCCAACATCGCGGCGCTGACCGCGGCGCAAGACGCTCTGGCTGCGGCCAACGCGTCGAACGCCGAGCTGAACGCCCAGCTGGCCGCCGCCCAGGAGGCCAATGCCGCGCTGGACACCCAGCTGGCCACGGCCGCCGCTGACCTGAATGCCGGCCAACAAGCCGTCATCGACCAGCTGGCGGGCATGCCGCTGCCCCCGGAAGCGCCGCCCGCACCGACGGCCTGATCCCCGCAGCACCTGCTGCACCCTGACGGCCACCAATCGGTGGCCGTTTTTACACCCACCTCTGAAAGATCACTATGAACACCGAACTGCTGAACAAGACCGAGTACAAGACCCTGGCCGCCGACTGGATGCAGGCCAAGCGCAAGGAAACCGAATGGGCCGAGAAGCGGCTCGCCATCGAGGCGCAGCTGCTGGACGTGCTGCCCCAGCTCCCCGAGGAAGGCCAGAAGAGCTTGCGCCAGGACGGCTTCCTGACCGTGGCCAAGGCCGGCCTGAACATCAAGCCGATCAGCAAGGAAGCCTTCCTGGCGGCGATCGAGTCGGGCCTCATCCCGCCCACGATCATCGAGACGACGCTGTACGAGACCGGCTTCAAGCGCCTGCGCCGCGCCGCGATGGATCAGGAGCCCCAGGCGCTGAAGACCTACACCGAACTGTCCAGCCTCTTCGAGATCAAGCCGGCCAAGGTCAACATCGTCGTCTCGAAGGTGGCCTGATACCCTACGCATTGCCCTACAGAAAGATCCTGATCATGACCATCGACTTCAAAAAGCTGGCTGCAAAGCTGGCCACGCCCTGGTGGGGCCCGATGGCCCCAACCGAATATGTGCTCAAGCCCTCCGGTGTGGGCGTGGGCAAGATCGTGAAGCAGGACTACGGCACGTGGAACCTGACCCTTCTGCTGCGCGGTTCCTACGACATCCCCAAGACCCTGGAAGAGCAGAACATCCTGATCGCGATGTGGGTGCAGAGCCTGCAGCTGTCCCGCATCGAGGTGCGTGGCCAGTCGCTGGGCTCCTACGCCATGCTGATGGACCTGCTCGAGTTCCGGGCCTGGCTGGGCTCGCATCTGGCCATGCCGATCGGGCAGAACAGGGAAATCCTGATCCGCCAAGCTGACACCTTGCTGAAGGTCCCGGCCCAATGAAGTACCCAGCGTTCTCCACCCCGGAGGACGCTGTCAAGCACTACAAGCTGAAGGAGAGGGCAGGGTATGACCTTGCCCCCCTGCAGCTTGAGGACTTGAAGCGGGCTGCCTGCTGGGACAGGGTGAAGTGGTTCTATGACGTGGGCGTAGGCAAGACGGTGTGCTCCACCGTGCATGCCTGGATGGGTGGCCACCAGGTGCACTTGGTGCTGGTGCCGCCGGTGCTCATCACGCAATGGGGGAAGTGGCTGCGCCGGGTCGACCCTGACTGCACGGTGCTCGAGTACCGGGGCACGCCGGCGCAGCGCAAGGCGATGAAGCTCGTGGGTCCGAAGTGGATCATCATGAGCTACGCCATCTTCCGCGGCGATTTCGATCGGATCTTCCGCGAGCTCGGACGTGAGCACCCACACCTCATCGTGGACGAATGCTTCCCTGCGGGCACGCCAGTGCTCACGCCGGGCGGGGAAGTCCAGATCGAGAAGCTGAGAGTCGGGGATCTCGTGCTGACGTCGGCCGGGCCGAGGCCTGTACAGCATGTTTTTAACAAGGTAGCATCGTCACTCCTCACCCTGGAGCTTTCCGATGGACGACGCATCCGCTGTACCCCAAATCACCCAGTATTTACAGACCTTGGGTGGCTTGCCGCCGAAGATTGTGAGGGTCGATGGGTTCTTTCTGTGGATGATCTGTCCGATGTGCGGGAAGGAGTACAGCAAGCGTCTGAGCTTGCTCACTTGGGCCGTGCGGCAGGGCAACCAGACGGGGATGGCTTGTTCCAGACACTGCGGGACGAGACGGAGGGCTGTGCTGACACCCGAGGTGTTTGTCTTGATGGGGGAGAGACGACGAGGGGTGCCCGCCACGGGGAAAAGAGCGAAGGGGTCAGTACAAGGACCCCTCTCGGAAGATCGCCGGGCTCATCTGTCCAAGGTGCTGAAGGCCAAGGGGCACAAGCCTCCGGTAAGGGGTGGCAACGGCACGGGGATGACGCCTGCGGAAGCCTTGTTGGCGCCGTACCTGGAGAGCCAAGGGTTCCAGTGGAACCTGTCAATCGCGCTGGGCAGGGGCTGTCGTCAGGCTGGCTACCCTCCAGCCTACAAGGTGGACTTTGGTTGCCGGGCGCGCAAGCTGGCGCTGGAGGTGGACGGCCAGAGCCACAGGCTTCGGGCCAGGCAGGAGCAGGACCGGAAAAAGGAGGCACGGCTCAAGGAACTCGGGTGGTCCGTGTTTCGTGTAGCCAACGAGGCGGTGCTTACCCTGTTTTCAACCTCGAAGTCGCCGGATGTCCGCACTATTTTGCCGGCGGTGTTCTAGTCCACAACTGCCATCATGCCAAGAACTCCACGAGCCAGCTCTTTCGGCGCATCAATACGCTGTCCACCGGCGGCACCATCCAGCTCCTCACCGGCACGCCGACGAGCAAGCCGACCGACGCCTACGCCTACATCAAGCTGACGACGCCCACGAGGTATCGCAGCCTGGGCCAGTTTGAGAACCTGCACGTGGCGTCGCGGGACTTCTTCGGCAACATCACGGCGTATCAGGCGCTGGACATGGTGAAGATGGCCCTGATGGACATGGCTTGCAAGCGCACCAAGGAGGAGATGTTCCCTGGCATCGTCAAGGCGCGCTATCAGGTCCTGGACTACGAGCTGGAGCCCAAGCACCTGAAGCTGTACAACGAGCTTGCGGAGGAGCAACTGCTCTTGCTGGGCAACGGTGAGAAGATCGACGCAACACAGGCATCAACGCTCTACCATGCACTTCAACAGATCGTCGTCAACCTGGACCATTTCAGTGGCGATGAGGATGCCCGGTCGGCAGCCTACGACCTCATCGACCAGACCATCGACGAGACCCAGTGCATGGATCCTGCCCGGTCCAAACTCATTATTTGGACCTACTACAAGCGCACCTCCGCGTCCATCCTGCACTACCTTGAGGACTTTGGCGCAGTAGGCGCTTACTCTGGGGCGAACAGCGTCAAGTCGGTCGACCGGTTCCTGAACGATCCCAAGTGCAGGATCTTGGTGGCCCAGCCGATGTCCGCAGGCTTCGGGCTTGAGCCTCAGCATGTGTGCTGGGAGAATTTGTTCATCGAGCACTCGACCGTTCCTCTACACTTTGCGCAGTCGGTGGGGCGCACGGATCGCAAGGGACAAATGCACATGCCGACCATGCGCGTGGCCGTGGCCCAGAACACAATTCAGGTTCCACTTCACAGCCGACTCCTGCACAATGGCGACCTCGTCAAGCAGACCGAAGGCAACCTCGCCTCTATTCGGGATGCCATCTATGGAAAGAACTAAAACATGTCACTGGGTCCAAAGATCACACCCGAGGAGCGCCTGAAGCGAGAACGACAATGGGCTGAGACTGGAGCAAAGAACGCCCTCAACGCGCAGGACTGGAAGCTGTGGGGGCTGATGAGGTCCTCACACAGATTCTTCGCCTACGTTGGCCAGACCCTGCTGATGTGGCGCGTGAAGGAGACGGGGCAGGCTGACATCTTCGAGCGGCTGCGCGTCACCGATTTCGAGGCTTGTCCCATCAATGGAATTTCTGTTGACGTCCAGACCAGCGACGGCACGACTTACACCATTGATCACACTCCTCAGCAAATCAATGAGGTGTTTTTCTATGTGCCTCGCTACTGTGCGCTGGAATTCTTTTCCCGCACTGGTGAAGCTGAGCCAACCCTTCGGTTCGGCCTGGTGATTCGCATGAAGGCTAAGCCTGATTCAAAGCAGGTTGACACCAACTATGTGACTACCATCCATGACCTGACCTTGCTGTTTCCGAAGGGAGCGGACTGATGTATCGCTACTACCAAATCGAAGGTGGAGAGGAAGCCTGGAAACCTGTACAGGCTGACTACATCGATCGGCTGGTAGCCGATAAGCAGCCGATGTTCGTGACCGTGCTGGCGACCGACCGGCTGACGAGCAAGGAAACGCCGCGGGAAGAGAAGCTGGGCCTGAAGTACCTGGGCCCTCTCTATGTCGACTTCGACTCGGCAGACATCGCCCGCAGCATCACGGACATGCAGTCCTTCATCAAGGCGCTGCGCACCCGCTTCCATCTCACGATGGGCAGCTACCGGGTGTTTGCCACGGGCTCCAAGGGGTTCCACATCGAGATCCCGATGGAGAACTTCATGCCCAAGGTGCCCAAGGCTGGGCTGGCGCACCTGCCGCTGATCTACAAGCGCATGATCCTCGATCTGGCCGAGGACACGATCGACTGGAAGGTGTACTCGATCGGTATGGGCCGCATGTGGCGCCAGCCCAATGTGCAGCGGCCCAACGGCAAGTACAAGGTGGTGCTCTCCGAAGAGCAGGTGGAGAACCTGACGCCTGAGCTGGTGGACGAGCTCACCAGCTCACCGGTGGATCTCGAGAAGCAGGCCGCGCCCGAGATGAACCTGGAGCTGGCCGTGCTGTTCGACAAGCACAGCCAGGACGTGGGGGACAAGCTGCGCAATGCGAAGAAGCGCAAGCCGATGGATCCCAGCGCGTTCAAGACGCCCATGCCCTCCATCGAGCTGTTGATGATGGGCGAAGGTGTCAAGCCCGGCGCCGGGTTCAATCAGCTGGCCATGCAGCTGGCCATCTACGCCCGCACCGTGGGCATGCCCGAGGACACGCTGGTCGAGAAGTGCAAGGGGCTGTGCGAGAAACACCAGTCCGACGGCCGGCGCTACAACACCCCGCAGAAGCGCGAGGACGAGCTGCGCCGGATGTACTCGGTGATCGGGGACGACCCCTGCTACGAGTACGCCGCACCGCCGTTGCGCAGCCTGCTCAGCCACCCGGCCCCTGACCTGGACGGCATCGCCATCGACCGGGCCGAGATCGAGAAGGACATCGCTGAGGCCAAGGACAAGCCGGTGTGGAACGAGGGTGACACCCCCGCTTCCACAGGTGATCTGGCCCTGGACGAGTTCGCCGACGTCGCCTCGGGCGTCGAGATGACCAAGTACGGGATGTACGCGGAGACCGAGTTCGGCAAGCGGCGCATCAGCGCCATGGCCCTGGCCAACGCCCGGGCCCTGCGTTCGATGGACTCCAACAAGATCGCGATGCTGGAGGCCGACGTGCTGGTCAACGGCAAGTTCGTGAGCCGCCAGCCCATCGAGCTGTCCACCTTCCACTCAGCCAGCGAGATGAACAAGTTCGCCAGCCGGGTGGGCGCCGCGTTCAACGGCACCGAGTCGCAGGTCAAGGCTGGGTTCCTGCGCACGATGGAGGACTCGAAGAAGACCCACGGCGGTGCGGTCTTCGTCCATGAACGCGAGGGCCTGGCCCTGGTCAACATCCCGCACCACCATATCGAGGAGTTGCGCACGCCCTTCCTGATCTGGGCTGACGGCAAGGACGTGGTGCTCGAGAAGAGGGCGCGCGAGGCCGGCTTGAACATCGTGTTCCAGGGCATGCCCGACCCGCGGGGGATCTACCGGTGCGACCTGATGGATGCACCGTCCCTGAGCAAGTGGCTTGAGGAGCCCGGCAGCCGCGACACCATGCGCGACATGCTGGAGAACCTCTTCCGCTGCCAGCGCCCCGACATGCTTGGGCCGATGCTGGGCTGGCTCACCGCCTGCTTCTACAAGTCGATCTTCCAGCGCGCCTACAAGCAGTTCCCGCTCATGCATGTGAACGGGCAGGCCGGCAGCGGTAAATGCTTGGGCAGAGACACGCTCGTGCTTCGCTCCGACGGCACATCAGTGCCTGTGCAGGACGTGCAGACAGGGGAGTTTTTGCTGGGCCCTGATGGGCAGCCTAGAAAAGTTCTCTCTGTTTGTTCTGGTCGGGAGATGCTCTACCGCGTGACCCCTGTGAAGGGCCAGGCCTATGTGGTGAATGCCAGCCACATACTGAGCCTGAGGAAGTCGGAGGCAGCAGCTTTCACCCTCTCCGATGGCTCACGGATTGAGAAGGGCGCTGACGTAGTGAATGTCAATGTTGTCACCTACATGAACAGCATGACGAGCACAAGAAAAGCTCTGAAAGGTTGGCGGTCAGGAGAGGTCAGCTTCCATAGGCCGGAAGAAGTCCTTCTGCTCGACCCTTACTGGCTGGGTTGCTGGCTGGGCGACGGAGCACAGGAGGGTCCAACCCTCTATAAGCCCGCTTGCGCTATGACAGCTTGGTGGGAGGCTCACGCAAAGGCCCATGGGTGTAGCGTCTCAGTGCACCAAAGTCAAAACACAGATTGTCCTGGCTGGGCAGTGGTACGACCAACTGGAGTGGGGAGTTCAGCGCTCAATTCGAACCCCTTTACGAGGCACTTGAGAGCCTATGGGTTGATTAAGAACAAGCATATTCCTGATGCATTCAAGTACGGCTCTGTTCGTACAAGGCTTCGACTTCTGGCCGGCCTCCTGGACTCCGATGGGAGCCTGACGGGTAGCTCCTGCTACGACTGGATATCGAAGGATCAAAAGCTTGCGGAGGATTTCGCATTCGTAAGTAGGTCTCTAGGTTTTGCTTGTTATGTGACAGCCACAACTAAGCGAATCAAAGCTACCGGTTTTGAGGGCACCTATTGGCGTTGCTCGCTGAGCGGGGATGTGGACAGGATTCCCTGTCTCGACAAGAAAGCGTCTCCGCGAAAACAAGTCAAGCGCCATCTGGTTACAGGCATAAAGGTGCAGCCAATCGGTGAGGGCGATTACTTTGGGTTTGAGTTGGATGGTGATCGCTTATTTCTTCTAGGGGACTTCACAGTCACTCATAATACCCAGATGTCGATGGCCATGGCCCGCCTCTTCTACTACAACCAGGAGCCCAAGACCGTCACGCCAGGGTCCACCGTGTTCGCGCTCAGCCAGTGCGCCTCGGGCACCGACTCCATCCCCATGATCCTGGACGAGTACAAGCCGCACGAGATGCCCCCGGGCATGCATGACAAGCTCCGCCTGATGTTCCGCGACGCCTACAACGCGCGGGATGTGCAGCGCGGCGGCGGCAGCCGGGACAGCGACAACTTCCGCGCGCTGTCTACCACCTCCCTGTCCGCGCCGATCATGTTCATCGCCGAGGCCATCGAGGAGGAGACAGCGCTGATGGAGCGCGTGGTGCTGGTCACGATGACGCCCCCGCCCTCAGGCGTGGCGCACCGCTGGGCCAGCCGCTTCTACGCCTTCCGGAAGAACTCGCACATCCTGGCGATGATCGGGCGCTACATCGCCTCCAAGCTGGTGCTGCAGGGCTACACCCCGAAGGACCTGCAGGACGAGTTCGATCCGCTGTACGCGGCCGCGCGCGACGAGCTGATGCTGACCGAAAAGGACCTTGCGTCGGGCCTGGACATGGCCACGCTGCAGGACAAGCAAGCCGCGCGCGAGCGCAGCGTCTTCAACTTCACGGTGGCCAAGTTCGGGCTGCTCAAATTCAAGGAGGTGGTGCAGGGCGCTCTCGGGGAAGACGCCTTCAAAGATGATTTCGAAGACTTCGAGGCGCATGCGTACATTCGCATGAAGGACCTTGCGCAGTCCACCGTGCCCGAGTACATGAAGGTGCTCAACGTGCTGGTGGATCTGTCCTTCGAGGACCCCTTGCTGCCGCACGCGATGCGCTTTGGCCAAGAGTTCGCCTTTGGAAACGTCGGTGGGCGCGACACGCTTGAGCTAGCGGCTCGGGCATCTTACGCACGCTATCGGCAGTACTGTAGGCTCACCAACATCAAGCCTCTGTACGCTGGCGAACAGGCCTTCGCACATAGTTTGCGTGGCATCACGGCGCTGATGCACGTGGGCGAGTCCTCACTTGCTGTTCCTGGTGGGGCTCATGTGTTTGATATGGAAGAACTGCTGCGGGCAGGCCTTCGCGGGTTCAAGCCGCCGAAGGGCCGCCGCTCACACTGAGGAAAACTGATGCGACGCATATTCAAGTACCCGATCGAGATCACCGATTGCCAGACGGTCTGGCTGCCTCCCGGGGCAGTGCTTCGTGCCATCCAGTGGCAGGACATGCAGCTTTGCATGTGGGCTGAGGTGGATGACGAGGCCATTTTTGTGTCTCGTGACATTGCAATCTACGGCACTGGCCATCCCATGCCCGACTACCCTGGCGCTTACATAGGCACCTTCCAGGTAAACCAGGGGCAGTTCGTGTTTCACGCCTACGACCGAGGCTCTGTGTGAAATAAAGAGGAGGAAGTGCTTGACACACTCCTCACTGTTGGCACAATGAGTTCCCTGGCAGGCCGGAAAGACGGTCAAACCCAACCGTTACCTTCAACTAACCTGGATACCATCATGGTCCTGAAACGCAAAGTCAACGCCCCGTTCGAATCCGCTGAACCCAACGCCGAGCAAGCTGCTCAAGATGCTGGTGTGAAGGAGACGCAAGCCGAGGCCACCAAGGCTGCTGTGTCGCCCGCGGCCAACCCCGAGGCCCCGTGGGATCCGGCTGAAGTCGCAGCGGCTGCGCCCGCGGCCACCAAGGCGCTGGTCTCCCAGCCCAAGACCGGTCTGGTCGCCCAGAGCAACCCCAAGGTCAACATCAACGTCGTCAAGAATCTGAAGGACCAGTACCCGGTCCAGTACGATTCGCTGGCCCAGATCATCGCCTCACAAGGGCGCTTCGCAGACCGCGAGACCGGCACCAACCTGGGATCCGAGCTGCTATTCGAACTGCTGTCCTACCAGGACCAGTACGTGGTCTCGCCCAACGACGACAAGGCCGGCAAGGAGTTGGTGAAGTACTCCGCCGACGGCGTCACCTGCTCGGACGGCACCGACGTCAAGACCCACGTCAACGACCTGCGCGAGATAGGCTGGAAGAACGCCCGCGTGAACTCCCGCTACGTCATCGTCGGCGCCTTGAACGCGGCCGAAAAGTCCGAGGCCTTCGACGGCCTGCTGATGCAGATCGACCTGTCGCCGAAGTCCAAGTCGCAGTTCGACCGCTACCTGATCCAGTCGGCCTTCGACCTTGCCAAGGGCAAGATCACCGAAGAGCAGGCCAAGCTGGTGGACATCATCGCCGAGGTGGCCACCAACGTGGCCAACCAGAGCTACACGATCTGCAAGTTCAGCACGCACGTGGGCGACTGACCCTTTCCTCCCTCGGACATTTGTCCGCTTCGCCCGCCGGTCGGCCCCCGCTGCCGGCGGGCATTTTTATTAGGAGTCCCGATGGACGAAATAACACCTGAGCTGATATGTCTTGATACCGAGACTACAGGATTGACTTCGCCCATCGGCGTGGTGGAACTGGCCTGGGTCCGCATCAACATGCACATGGAGGTCCTCGATGAGTTCGACACCCTCGTCAACCCCGAACGAGACATCGAGCCTGGAGCCTTCGGAGTCCATGGCATCTCACAACAGGACGTGGCCGGCGCCCCCACGCTTGCTGAGGCTATCCAGCCCCTGCGAGGCCGACCGGTCTACGTCATCGGGCACAACATCGCATTTGACCTTCGTATTGTGGGAGGGCACCTGGACGTTGTGGGAGACGTCTGCACCCTTGCTCTGTCTCGACAATACCTGAGGGGCACGCCCGAGCGCCCGCTGCTGAACCACAAGCTGACCACGGTGCGCGAGTTCCTGGACCTGCCCTGCCTGGATGCTCACCGGGCGCTGGGCGACACGCACACCTCGCTCAACGTGCTGCGCCGCATCCTGCACGACCACAACCTCACCCTCGACAAGATCATCAAGCGGCAGGCCAAGCCCCGCTTGCTCCATACCATGCCCTTCGGCAAGCACGCCGGCATGGTCCTGTCCCAGGTCCCTCTCGAGTACCGCCGGTGGCTCCTTGGCGCCGGCAACCTCGACAAGGACTTGGCTTACTCCCTTCGCAAACTGGACCCCCAATGAACATCTCATCCCAACGCGGTCATCGCTGGTACAGCCAGCTCTGCAACCAGTGCGTCGTCCTGTTGGACGGCGTGAAGCAGCACTACGTGATCACAGCCACCGAGGAAGATGGCTGGATCGAGCAGTTCGATATCGATGGCCCGACGGTGGGCGACGAGCTGCCAGTCAAGCGCGCCACGGGCAAGGTCGAGATCCTGCTGATCCCCCAAGTGGCCCGCATCATCACGCCCAATTTTCTGCGCGTGGCCCAGTGGCTGACCACTGCCGGCAAGCAGGTGGGCGACCCGAAGCACATCGGCGTGCAGATTGGATGCATGCTGGAAGAGGTGGCTGAGTTCTTGGCCGAGCTGGTGCTGCCTGACGGCAGCACCAGCGATCTGGTCGATGCTCACACCGAGGTGCAGAGTCTGGCCAACCAGCTGAAGCGCGGCCGCGCAGTGGCCTTCGACAACCCCGTGGCTGCCCTCGACGCCCTCTGCGACATCGACGTCACCATCAACGGCGTGGCCTTCCTGGCAGGCTGGAACAAGTGCTTGGCAGACCTTGCGGTGTTGAATGCCAACGACGACAAGTTCGTGGACGGCGTGCCGGTGTTCCTTGAGGGCGGCAAGATCGGCAAGCGCGAGGGTTGGGAAGCGCCCGACCTGACCCCGTTCGTGCAGAACCATGGACTGAGCTATGAGTGAGCGCCTGATCAAGGCGGCCAGGGACATGCTGCAGGCCGTGGATAACATGCTCGCCTGCGGCGAGTGGTACAACGCGGCCGAGATTGCCGCAGAGCTGTCAGCCGCCCTGCTAGAAGCCCAGGCTGACCGGCACCGCGGCGACGCGCGCCGGCACTTCATCTGCCTGTGCCCCGACTGCATCCGGCCGAAGCCACCCTCCAACCCGCAGGTGCTCGCGATTGTCGAGCTGAACAACTTCCTGGACGATTGGTTGAAGCGACATGCTCACGCCCGCTGAAAACCTGCTGGACTGGCTGGCCGAGCGCATGCTGCCGCTGGGCGTTTCGGCGCAGCACCTGCTCACCGAGCCAGCCGCCGCTGACGCCCGGCCCTGGTACACGCCGGCAATGCTGGGCTGTGCCACGGACGAGGAAGGCTGGAACGCGCGCCAGCTTGCCTTCGGGGCTGAGCACACGCCCGCGAGCCCGGCCACGGCCGAGGCCCTGAAGAACATCTACGTGTCGGTCATGACCAGCCGCACGCCGCTGCGCACCGCCCTGGCCTGCACCAGCGCCGGCTTCTCGGCCTGGAACGCCAGCCGGGCCTATATCGTGCCCTACCAGCACGGGCTGGAGACGCACGCGCTGGCCTTGCAGCTGGCTGTGGCCCTGCGGGACTTCACCGGCAGCGTTGAGGTGGTCAAGGGCAACAGCTATCTGGTCCGCTCAGCCACGCATGCCTACGGCGTGCTGGAGGGCCGGCCGGTCGGCGCTCGCTTCAAGGTCCCCGATGTCTCCACCGAGGACATGCAGAGCCTGCTGCTCAGCCCCCGGGCCATCACGCTCGACACGGTGCGCGGACCCATCCGAGCCTTGCGCAACAGCTTCGACCGTGTGTCGGCCGGGCTGGAAGAGCCAGAGCTGGTGCGCGACGCCATCAGCATCCTGGGCTTGCTCACCGCGCGCAGCGCCTGGTTCTGCAAGCTCGACCGGGAGCTGTCCGAGGACGACCGGCTCGAGGAGCGCCTGATGTCCATGATCGAAGACCGCTGGCGCAAGGGTCGGTCCCGCAGGGACGGCATCGACCGGCCGACGACCCGGGCGCAGCAGCTGTCCGCGATGGAGCAGGACCTGCGCACCGTGAATGAGGCGCTGGCCCACCTCGAGGACCCATCCCTATCGGGCTATGCCCGGCTGCACCTGATCCACAGCACGCTGGTGCCAGCCCTGTGGGGCCAGGCCACCTTCGAGAAGCGGATCTCCAGTCGGACGCTGTCCATGATCCAGATGAATCCCGAAATGACCGAGCGCGTGCGGGCTGCGCTCCTGGCGGCCAAGGCCGTCGTTCAAACCCGCATCAACAGGAGGACCCAGAATGTCTGACAAGAACCTTGGCGACATCGACAGCGATGCGCCCGGCACCGGTGCCCGCTTCAACGCCGGCAAACCGCCCTTGCACTTGATCCCGCTGGAGATCATCGCGAGCTGGATGACCTTGAAGCGCATGCCGCGCGTGGTCGGGGAATTTGATCTGGCCCAGGCCCTGCACTTCCTGGGCGAGTTCCAGACGCGCAAGGGTGAGCGGCCGGATAAGTTGACCCTGCTGCTGGTGATCGATGAGATGGGCGCCGATTGGAACGAATGCGCCAAGGTGTTCGGCTATGGGCGCAAGAAGTACAAGGAGTGGAACTGGGTTAAGGGCATGTCGTGGCAGGAGGTGATTTCCTGCGCCTCGCGCCACATCCTGGCCGCCTCACGCGGTGAAGAGCTCGATCAGGAATCAGGTCTGCGTCACATCGGCCACGCCATGTGCAACCTCGTGATGCTGTGGACCTACGGCGACGTATGGTTGGAGGGCGATGACCGGCCTGAGAGCAAGGTGTTCTGGCGCCAGCCGGCTGTGAACCCGCAGCCGGTTCCTGCGCCGGTGATGGTAGCGCCCATCCCAGGTGTGCGCGGGCTGGCAGCTGCGCCGTCGCTGGACGCCCCCTACGGAAGGAACACCGCATGAAAATCGCTTTCGACATGCCGTCGGTGATGAAGACCTGTCTGTACGCCGGGAAGGACCTGGAGTTCGGGCAGGAAATCCTTCACTACGACAAGAAGATCTTGGTCAACGGCTGGCAGCACGGCTACGAGAACGCGATCAACAAGATCGTCGGGGCGCTGAACCGCTTCGGGCTGGCGCCGAAGGACGCGATCTTCGTCTACGAGGGCCGCTCTGCGAAGAAGCAGCGCCTCATGATCTCGCCCACCTACAAGGCGAAGAAGCCCGAGGACGAGAAGCCGGTCCAGTTCCATGAGCAGCTCCAGCTCCTGCAGAACAAGCTGCAGCAGACCTTCCACGACCTGGGGTCGTTGGGCATGCAGCAGGACTTCGTGGAGGCGGATGACATGCTGGCGTGGCTGGCCAGGAACATGGAAGAGGATCTGGTCATCGTCTCCGGTGACGGCGACATGCTGGCGCTGGTGGGCACCAATGGCTACGGCGCCAAGATCGACGTGCTGTTTGGCGACGAGCTGAGCGTCAACAAGTACGGCCCTTTCCCGTTCGACCTGATCCCGGTCTACAAGTCGCTCGTGGGTGACTCGAGCGACAAGATCAAGGGCTGCCCTGGCTTCGGCGAGGACAAGTTCCTGAAGTTCGTGGCTGCCTACGGCGAGGAAGGCCTGTACGAGATCCTGCGCTTGCTGGAGAGCAACTCGTTGAGCGAGCTGGCGGGCAATGCGGAGGAGGACAAGGTCGTCAAGCTGATCTACACGCAGCGCGACGAGACGTTGAAGTCCTACAGGCTGGTGAAGCTGCGCCCCGAATGGGTCAACACGCTGATGCACCCCCTGCGCTTCACGCCAGGCCTTGCGCTGCCCAAGCCCGAGCAGCCTGACGAGCGGCTGGCCAAGTGGTACGCCACGCAGTACTTGGTGACGGGCGCGAAGTTCGATGCGGCCGTGGCCTGGGCCCGCCCCTTCCTCGAGCGTTCGGACTTCATCGGGCTGGACATCGAGGCCTCCACGCCGCCTGAGTCGGACGACTGGCTGGCCAACCAGAGCAAGACGGGCAAGCTCGAGGGGGTGGATGTCATCGGCTCCTACCTCGTCGGCCTGTCCCTCACGTTCGGCGACAACCTGGAGAAGTCGCTGTACTTCTCGGTGGCCCATGCCGACACCGACAACTGCACGTCCGAGCAGGTGAAGGCGTTGGTGCTGTCGCTCGAGAAGCCGCTGGCGATCCAGAACGCCGCGGGCTTCGAGCTGGTGGTGCTGCTGCAGGAGTGGGGCGTGCTGTTGCCCAACTGCCTGGACACGCGCATCGAGGCCGCCTACGTGGACGAGAACTCCGAGCAAGGCCTCAAGCAGTGCAGTGAGCGCTGGTTGAAGTACAAGCAGGTGTCCTACGACGAGGTGACCACCCTCGTCATGACGCCTGATGAGTACATCGACCGGTGCAACCTGGGCTTCGCGGGCCGGGTGATCGAGCGGACGACCAACCCGGATCTGATCAAGGTGCAGTTCAAGATGCACGAGCTGTCGGCCGAGCACGTCATGGCCTATGGCTGCGACGACACGATCACCTGCTCCGCGCTGCACAACTTCTACAAGCTGCACATGCAGCTGGACCACCACTACGACGTCTACCTCGATGTCGAGCTGGACGCCATGTACGCTGGCGCCCAGGCTTTCGTGGACGGCGTCGACATCTCGATGAAGCGTCTGAGCGAGCTGGTGAAGGAAGACGACATCGCCTGGGACAAGGCCTGGGCGGTGCTGCGCGAGTTCCTCATTGCCAACGAGTGGCCCGGCACCGTGCCGCCCACCTACTCCACCGAGATCACAGCCGCTGAGGCGAAGGAGGCCTATGAATTCGTTTCCGGGGTGGCTCTGGATACCAAGGCACGCCTCATCAAGAAGCTGGCGGCTGCTGCGCGAGAAGCAGGACAGGACCTATTTGCGACGCTACTTGAGGGTACGGCGAATGCGGAGGGTGCAGCACGGTTTACTGACTTTGTGCGTTCACGTTTCACCGGTGAGCCCGCTTTCAAGGTAAATTCCCCGAAGCAGAAGAACCGGGTCCTGTACGAGCTGCTGGGCCTGCCGATCCGGCTGCGCGGCGAGGTCACCGACAACATGCGGGCCGGTGGTGCCACCGAGGGCAATCCCAAGGCCAACGCCCTGGCCATGGCCTACGCCTTGAAGTACGACGTGCCCGAGGACTCGGAGATTCGTCCGATCCTCTCCGCTCTGCAGCACATGCAGACGGTGCAGACCCGGCGCGGCCTATATTGGGACACCTACCCAAATTTCGTTCATTGGAAATCGAACAAGGTCCACCCTAACCTGCGCCAGTCAGCCACCAACACCCGGCGGCACACGGCGTCCAAGCCCAATGTCCAGCAGGTCTCCAAGCACCCAAAGACCGAGGGGGAGACGCCGAAGGTACGTGAGGTCTATGTGCCTCACCACCCAGATGCCGTCATCGTCTCGATGGACGAGGCCGCACAAGAGCTTCGACTCATTGCGGACTACAGCAAGGACCCCAACATGGTGTCTTGTTTCATTGGCGACAACAAAAAGGACATGCACGCACTGACCGGCGCCAGCATCTTGAGGGACCAAGGACCAGAGTTCGCCCGATGGTCCTACGAGGAATTCTCCAAGGCCTACGCAGATAAACATCATCCGGACTATGCTTTGCTGAAAGAGTATCGTACACTTGGGAAAAAGGTAGCGTTTACAACGGAATACGGAGCTCAGGCCCCCAAGCTGGCCGAGACCTTGATCGTGTCCGAAGAAGAAGCTCAGCGATTCATTGATGCGAAAGAGGCAACCTTCCCGCAGGCCCGGGCTTGGAAGTCTTCGGTCGAAGATGAGGCGAAACAGAAGGGGTTTGTGCGGACCAAGCTGGGCGCTGTTCGCCACCTTGCTGAGGCTTTGATGAGTGATGACAGGTATGAAGCTTCAAAAGCCAGCAGACAAGCCGTCAATTTCGAAATTCAGAGCAGCTCTGCTGAGATGATAAAGCGAGCTGTGGGTGCGATGTGGAGGGCACGCCTGCGGTTCAAGTATGACTGTCGGTTCCTATTTCCTGTCCATGACGAGGTGGTCTGGAGCGTCATGAAGAAAGACCTATTGCCCTTCCTCAAGGAGGCTCACGCTTGCATGGTGCAGCCTTATGGTGGCATGTTCATTCCCATCGAATCCAGCATTGCCTTCGGTCCCAATTTCGGGCCTGAATGGCAGATGGAGATTGGAAGTGAGCCCACGGAGGAAGCCATCGCCAAGGGGTACAAGATGTGGGAGGAGAAAGAACGTGAAGTATCCGAAGCTGCAACCGGGTGATCGAGTGGGCCGATGGATCCTGGTTGACATCAGCCACAAACGCAGAGGAGAGGCTCACTGGAATTGTCTCTGTGATTGTGGCAACACCAAGGCTATAGCAGCGGGCAGCCTTAAACGGAAAGCCTCTAAGTCCTGCGGATGCTTGAACGCTGAGATGATTTCTCGGCGATCTGTAACGCACGGGAAGTCAAACGACCCGATATTCGCTATCTGGAATGCGATGATTCAACGGTGCCACAACCCTAACTCCAAACAGTGGGAGGACTACGGTGGTAGGCAGATCGGGGTGTGCCCTTCCTGGCATGTGTTCGAAAACTTCTACGCGGACATGGGAGACCCCCCGTTCAAGGGAGCCCACTTAGATCGCAGACGAAACGAGGAGGGCTACTCAAAAGACAACTGCCGGTGGGTCACTCGGACGGTGAACATGAACAACACGCGATTCAACCAGCATGTACAGGTCGGAAACGAGCAGATGACGGTTTCCGAGCTGGTCAGGCTCTGCGGCTTGAAGTACACAACGGTCTACCAACGACTGTACCGGTACAACACCCCCGCAGCAGAGGTCCTGAAAGGCTCAACGATGTACCCCACGCCTGTCCTCCCGCTTGGGACACAGGCTGATTTAGCAACTTCCCAACTCTGAAGCAACGATTGAAAGGGTGGCTGCATGCCAACGACGTTAGGAACTAGAGGAAAATGGAGCGAAGGCAAGGTCCGCGACTACATGAAGGTGCTGAAGGCCCAGCAGGGGTTCAACTTCATGCGCCTGCCGGATGCCCGGGCCGGTTCCTTCGTCAAGACGACGGCCGACTTCCTGGTGGGCCTGAAGACGCCTTACCGACGCGACGCCTGGATGTTGGAAGTCAAGGAGGTGAACCACACCTTCCGGCTGCCGCGCAAGAACTACCCGCAGGACCAGCGCGCCATGGTCCGCGCCTGGGAGCTGGCCGGCATCCAGTCCCACGTGGTGGTCGCCTTCCTGGCCCTGAAAAGCCCAACCTACCGCGCCACCGACCTCATGTGGCGCTGGGCCCCTGTGGGCTACTTCACCGGTGACGACACCTCCAGCTGGGACATGCAGGACCTGCCCCTGGTGACGCTCGAAACCGCCCTCAGCAAATTCACGAGCATTGGCCAATGAACCTCACTGTCTACAACGATGTGCACATCGGCGTCCAGCGCTCTGCGGGCACCACGCCCCTGACCGCTTGGACGCTGCGCCAGAGCATCCTCACCCAGTTCGCAGACCTGATGGATGCGGCACGTGGCGACGACGTCATGATCCTGGGCGATCTGTTCGACAGCGCCAGCATCCCGATGGCCGACTGGCTGCGCACCTTCCAGATACTGCACGAGTGGCTGGAGCCCAAAAGTGGACGCTTATATCTTGTGGCAGGCAACCACGACCTAAGCAAGACGGATACGACGCTCAGCAGCTTCCAGCTTCTGTGCAAGGTGCTGCAGGACCTGCACCCTGACCGGGTCGGCGCCATCTTCACGCCCACTCAGACGCCCTACGGGCACGTCATTCCGCACCTGCCCAACCAGGATCTGTTCGATGCGGCTATCGCGGCGGTGCCAAACCCCTGCACCAATCTCTTCCTGCACTGCAACTACAGCAACAACTTTGCAGCGCAGGCTGACCAGTCCCTGAACCTGACCCAGGAGCAGGCGGCGGCGTGTCCGGCCGGCTTGATCGTCATCGCGCACGAGCACCAGACCCGCAAGCAGGGCAAGGTCTGGATCCCCGGCAATCAGATCGTCTCCAGCATCTCAGACTGCCTGCACACTCAGGCCAAGCAGCACTTCAAGATCGTGCGCGGCGTGCCCTCGCTCGAGGTGCTGTACCCGGTCCACGAGGTGTACGAGGACATGAGCTGGTCCGAGCTGAGGGACAGCGAGAAGCCCTTCATTCGCATCAGCGGCTCAGCCTTGGCTACCGAGGCGGCTGACGTGGTCAGGGATATCAGCAATTATCGAAAGAACTCCAACGCGTTCATCGTTTCGAATGCGGTGAAGATCCTGGCTGAGGATGGCAGCGACGTGTTCGCCAAGTCCTTGGAATCTGTGAAGAGCTTCGACGTGATGGCCGCCCTGAGGGCGTTCCTCACTGCCGAGGAATATGCTGTTGTGGAGAAACTAACTTGATCACCCACCTCCGACTGAAGAACTTCAAGGTCCACCAGGCTCTCGACATCGCCTTCGGCACCGGCCTGCAGACGATCCGTGGCGAGGTCGAGGCTGGCAAGTCCAGCCTGATCGAGGGCATCACGTTCGGCTTCTTCGGCGCGGCCGCGCTGCCGCTGTCGCTGGCCGACACGGTGACCTGGGGCCAGCCCGAGAGCTCGCTGCGCGTGGAGATCGATTTCATGCACAACGGTCAACCCTTCTCGCTGTACCGGGCCAAGTCCGGTGCCGAGCTGACGGGCGCTGGCGTGCGCGTGAGCGGCTCGGCCGAGGTCACCAAGTTCTGCGAGGGCCTGTTCGGCTGCAGCGCCGCGGTGGCCAAGCAGGTGCTGCTGGCCAGCCAGGGCGACTTGCGCGGCGCGCTGGAAGGCGGCCCGGGCGAGGCGGTGCAGCTGATCGAGAAGCTGGGCAACGTGGGGCTGCTGGACACGATCATCGGCAAGATCCAGGACCAACTCCCTAGCGGCAACACCGCGTCGCTAGAGGCGCTGATCGCGCGCGAGGCGGAAGCGAAGCCGCCGCCTGAGCCCGACTACAGCCTGAACCAGGTGGCGCACCAGGCCCAGATGGACCAGGCCGCCGCTGACGAGGTCTACCTGGACCTGGAGCAGGAGCTGGCCGAGATCGACATCGCCGGCGCGAACAAGGTGCTGGGCGCGTGGCGCGCGGCCGATGATCGGCTGACCCGGGCCAAGACCATGAGCGCCACGCACGCCCGCGCGCTGGCCACCGCCGGTGATGCGCTACAACTGCTGAGGGCCAAGCCCGCGCCCGACTTGGTGGCCATCGCCGAGGACAAGGCGGCGGCTGACCAGATTGCCCGGGTGGCCAAGGTGCACACACAGTACGTCGGCATGCTGGCCAAGCTGCCAGACGACCTCTGGGAAGGCAGCCCCGAGTCGCTGTACGCGGAGATCAAGAAGGCGTCTGACGCCGTCAACGAGACCAAGGCCGGCGGCCAGCTCGAGGCCGTGAAGCTGGCCCGGCTGGAGGGCACGCGCATCACCGAGACGGCTTGCGGGTTGTGCGGCAAGGACCTGCGCAACGTGCCCGAGGTGGTGGCCAAGAACGCGCTGGTGGACAAGCTGGTGGCCGAGTCGACCGAGCGCCAGATCGCGCTCAAGGCGCAGTACCGGATGCAGGTCGAGGAGCTCAACACGCTGGAGGTGCTGAACACGGTGCACCAGCACTACGACGAGCTGGCCACGCGCGAGCCGGCGCTGGTGCGCTACACCTCCGACAGCTCTGTACCCGGCTTGCTGGAGTGGATCGGGCCGACCGACCTGACGCCCAGCACGCGGAACTTCACCAAGGAGCTGAGCGATGCCCGCGCGCACCAGGAGCAACTGGCCGCGACCCAAGCGCTAGTGGACCGCACGACGGTGCTGTGGGATAGCGCGATCGCGGAGATCACGGCGCTGAACACTGAGCTGAGCCAGCTCGATATCGTGTCGGCGGGGGCGGTGCTCGAGAAAGCCAAGGAGCTGCAGGAGCGGGTCAAGGCCGCCGAGCTGACCTGTCGGCAAGCCCGGGTGACCGTGCAGCAGACCGGCGAAGCTTGCCGGGCAGCCCTGCAGGCGCACCAGGTCGCCGTCGAGGCCTACGCCGCGTCCCAGGCCCGGCTGGCCGCGTTCCAGACCGAGCTGGCGGCCACGCGGCTGCACAACCAGGTGATCAAGCGCATCCGCGAGGCGCGGCCGGCCGTGGCCGACCAGGTTTGGGCGCTGGTGCTGTCTACCGTCAGCCAGTACTTCAGCAAGATCCGCGGCCGGCCGAGCGCGGTGCTGCGCGGCGAGAAGGGCTTCACCGCGGACGGCCACCCGGTCAAGGCATTGTCCGGTTCCACCAAGGACTCGCTGGGCCTGGCCATCCGGCTGGCCCTGGCCAAGACCTTCCTGCCCAGCCTGGGCTTCCTCATCTTGGACGAGCCCACGTCAGCCTGTGACAAGACACGGACCCAGGCCATGGGAGGTGTGCTGGCCGCTGCTGATTTTGACCAGATATTACTCGTGACCCACAGCGACGAGCTTGACTGCTTCGCTACGAACTTGATTCAGCTGTGATAGCATGCAGTTACCCTCACCGGAGTAAAGCATGCGGAAGTCTGATCTCCTGCCCGGCGCGCGCTACGGGAAACTGACCATACTGAGGGAGGGCGAACGGGCAAAGAACGCACGTCGGTTCTGGGTCCGGTGCGATTGTGGGGTTGAAAAGCTAATGCGTGCGGACCCCATCCACCAAGGGAGAAACATCTCCTGTGGGTGCCATGGAAAAGCAATCCTGGGAGACAACTCCAGACGACATGGGCAGACCAGATCATCTACCTACAAAGTCTGGGAAAACCTGCGTCGGCGCACCCGGAGAACCGATGGCAATCGAGCCCACAGATACATCGCCCGAGGCATTTCTTTCGACCCTCGGTGGGCGGTGTTCGAAAACTTTCTTGCCGACATGGGGGAGCGCCCACCTGGAACATCTATTGATCGAATCGACAACAACTTGGGGTATTCAAAGGCTAACTGCAGATGGGCTACCCCCACAGAGCAAGCTCGTAATCGGGCCACGAATCGCGTGTTCAGCTACAGAGGTGCAAGCCTATGCCTGGCAGCTCTTGCTGAGTTGGCGGGGCTCCCCGCTGTGAATGTTCGGCAGAGGCTTCGGACTGGCTGGACACCTGACCGCGCATTTGGTCTCACTGGAGTAACGGAGAAATAATCATGGAACCCACCATCCTCACCCGCAGCGGCCGCTACTTCGACTTCACCAAGCCGCACGAGCACGACTTCGTCATCGAGGACATCGCCGATGCCCTCTCCAACATCTGCCGCTTCAACGGGCACTGCCCCTTCTACAGCGTGGCCCAGCACAGCGTCGCGGTGAGCTGGCTGGTGCCCCAGCAGTACGCCATGGAGGGCTTGATGCACGACGCGGCCGAGGCCTACCTGGGCGACGTGACGGCGCCGCTGAAGATGCTGCTGGCGCAGGTCTACGGCCCGATCGAGGACGCCACCGAGGCGGCAATTGCCAAGCGCTTTGGGCTGAAAGAGCCGAAGCACCCGAGCATCAAGGTCGCCGACCTGGGCATGCTGAAGCTGGAGCACAAGAAGCTGTTCGCCAAAGCGGAGGAGTGGAGCATCACCCGCAACATCGCTTGCGCGCCGGACCACCTGCTGCAGTGGACGTCGGGCCCATCCCAGGCCCGAGACATGTTCCTGGCGCGCTACCAGTACCTGCGCGACATCGGGCTATGAGCCCTCGCTGTCCTCGTACCGGATGAAGAAGGGCGTGGTGTAGAGGTAGCCCGGATAGCCGAAGTGGAGCTTCTTCAGGTTCAGCAGCTCCACGAAGCGGCGCTTCTGGGCCTCGCTGAAGTGCTGGAAGTAGAACTTCAGCGGCACCGGCGGCGTGTCGGGCTTGGCGTCCAGGTACAGCTTGTAGTTCTTGTCCGTCGGGCCCAGCTCGACGGTCTCTTCTTCCAGGCGGGCCATCAAGGCCGTTGGGTTGAAGCTGCCGCAGTAGCTGCACGTGTGGTCCGAGCGCCAGACGTCGTCACCGGACATCGCGCGGCGCGGGCAGGAGGGGGGGTCGTCGGTCATCGCGATCCTTCCGGGTCCACATGTCGTAGATGAAAGCGCCCACGGCGGGGGCGGTCAGGGCGACGCCGCTGACCTTGGCCAGGAGCAGGAAGCCGCCCATGAACATGGGCCAGGCGTTGGCGAGCTCGGTCATGGGATGGCCTTTCCGGAGATCTGGGCTTCCTTGATCAGCTCGATGACTTCACCCACGGTGTGCGGACGCACAACCGGATCCACCTCGCGATGGATCCTGTCCTCGATGTAGAACAGCATCTCGGCCAGGGTCATCGAATCGATCCCCAGCTCCTCGAGCGTCGCCGTGGGCACCACGCGCTCGAGTGGCACCTCGGTGTAGGCGGCCGCCGCCGCAAGAACCAGGTCGTAGGCGGTGGCCATGCCTCACATCCCCGGGGCGTAGGAAGGGACGCGGGTGTAGTTGTTGCGGTTGGTCGGCGGCGTGACCGTCCCTTTCAACTCGTCGGTGAGCAGGTCACGACGCTCGCCGTTGGGCAGCTCGTAGATCGCCAAGTGGAAGACGATGGTGCCTTGCGGGTACTTCGGGTGAGGAACGTCACGCACGATGTACTTGATGATCTTGGTTCCCATGAATCTCTCCTAGTTTGCCGGCATAGCGGCGATGCACGCCCGTGTTGGCCCACAGGACGAAAAGCAGAAGGCTTCCACCAGGGTGTCCGTCCTTCATATCGCACTCAAGGTCAGCACCCAGGCCTTTGACAAGCCGTAGGCACAGCTCATTGTCATCGAACACGGGGAACGTTGCTCGCTTGACTTGCAACTTTTCGAACAGTAGCCGAAGGGTCTCACGCAGGAAAAGGGGGGTAGGAATAGTGACAGCAATGTGGCACCACACGTTGGTGCCTGTGTAGTCATAGCACAACAGGCCTGAGTTCAGCACCCCATTCTGTTCCACGCCGACAGCAAAAGTGGCCGGTAGCGTGTAGCAGGGATCTGCGTCGTGGGCCTGGTCGCTAACCCAGCGCGCGATGCGCGGGGCATCCGTGCAGACCTGCAGGCTCACTTGGCGTTGCCGCGCGACACGAACCAGTAGGACAGCGCGGCGCTGGCCTGGCTGCAGACCCAGGCGATGGCGTCCTTGCCCAAGGCGTAGCGCTGCTCGATCGTCATGCCGGCCCAGTCCGCGGACAGCACCTTGTCGATCATCAGGTAGTTGAGGTAGACGGCGCCGCCCAGCAGCACCACGGTGGCGCCCGGCCGGATGAAGCGGCGGAAGGCGTCGGCCAGGACCAGGGTCCAGCCCCACCAGCCGGCCTGCTTCAGCTCCTCGCCGTCGAGCTTGTCGGCCGCCTGCGTCGCGCTGATGGCCATCATGCGGGCCGTCTCGATCGACGCATCGCCCTCGATCACCGCCACCTCGCGCTTGCCGGCGTTCTCGGCCTTGACCTGGTCCAGGTCGGCCTGCCGCAGCGCAAGCTCGTGGGCCCACTTGTCCTTCTCGTGCGCGAGATCGAGCACCTTCTGCTGCAGGTCGACCTTGCGATTGAAGTAGCCCATGAGGCCACCCAAGATCGAACCGAAGCCCGAGCTGCTGAGGAAGGTGAGAATCAGGGCAATCACGATTTGATCTCCAGGTCGAAGGGCCGGCCGTTGGCCCACCGCATCAGTTCAGTTAGTGCGGACTTACTTACCAGGCCCGCGCGCTGGTGCTTCCCTCGGGAGTTCAGCAAGAAGCCGCGGACCTTGTGCGGCGCGATGCAGCCTTGGAGCTGCGTGTCCCAGCCCATGTGGATGTCGCCAGCCAGGTTCGCGCTGTGGATCAGCACGTTGCTGCGGCCGGGCACGTCGCACACACCGTAGACGCGCCCCATGCGAGGCGACTTGACGATCACGCAGCGGTAGATGCCCTCGGGGATGCAGGACAGGCCGCGCTGGTTGCCGCGCCAGGGCAGCTCGAGCGAGCGCAGCTGGTGGCCATCGAACTCCAGCAGCCCGAACGTCCCCTGATCGGTCTGGTCTTCCCGGGTCAGGGTGACGTGGAGCATCAGCTCACCTTGCGCACCAGGAACTCGCTCCACTTGTCCATCAGCCGCGCGCCAGCGTAGGAGCCCAGCCCGATGGAGACCGCTTCGGTCATGTCGGCGATGTCAGCCTGCTCCATGGCGAAGAAGACCAGGATGCCGGCCAACCAGGAACCCATCAGGTGGGCAGCCACGAAGATTGCCCACTTGGGCGGCAGACCGGCCTTCAGGGCGTTCAGCAAGGCGGCAAGCCCGCTCACGGTGGCTAGGATGAAGACCATGGCCCAGGCCAGGCCGGGCACAGCCATCAGGGTGTCAGCCAGCGTGATCTGCGTGGCCCAGGCAGTGACGGGCCACAGCAGGTAGACAACCAGCTTGAGAGCCCAGAGGGTCTGCTTAGGAATCATGTCTGGGCTCTCGCTCTTGATGTGGGATAACATAACGGTATCTTACATCCTCAATTGAGATCCAGACACAGGCCGTAGCATTGAGACCGAATAGTAAATCATGAGCAGAAGGGACACCACTTCGTGCTGCCATGTAGATGAGGGCCAGGTAACAAAAGGCCATACCTACATAATTTGTGTCACGCCATTGTGCTGCAGCCTTCCAGTCGAATCGGTGGTCCAGGATGTCGTTTAGAACCGTGTCGAAGATGCCAGCTGCAGAGCACAGGATCATGACCCAGGACAAGGCCGGAAGATTCTCCTGTGCCAACACTCCGCTGAACATGACCTCGGGCTGGGTGAGGCCCAGGTAACCGATGCAGATCGTGACCAGACAGACATAGAGGCGGAACCCAATCTGACGGGCGACAGTGGCCATAAGGGCCTCCAGATCAGGCGATCTCTTCGATGGAAATAGGTAGAGATCGCCGGTTGTAGTACGGGTACTCGAGGGACGAGAGCTCTCGCATGGTGCCGAGGAACCCGTAGCGCTGGGTGAGTTGGGCATCACTGACGTCAGGCGAATAGAACACTGGCTCGACTGTACCCAAGATCCGTTGCATATCGTGCAACATGTCTGCCTCAATCATTGTTCTCTGCTCTAGTACCATGCTCACAGAACGAAGACGACGGCGTTTGTTTGCCCATTGGGCCCCACTTTCGGCTCGGGTTTTGGTTGATAGGTCAGTCCAGGAGTCCTTCAGGCCATAGCTTGCATTGACTGTCGGTATATAGCCCCCAGCAGCACCTGCTTTGCCAACCTCGACATAGCCTACAGGATTGGACGTGTCGTTGATCTCATAGCGCAAGTAGCGCCCAGAAACAAAGCTGGTGTGGATGTAAGCGTTGTGGAACCGACGGCGGTAGTAGCTCGCGGTGTCCTGGACACCCACGGCCGAGAAGCCTGCCTCCGAGCCCAGCTCCCAGGCGTTGAGCGAACCGGTGGTGAGCACGTCGCCAGCGCCCAGAGTCGTGCCCACCTTGGCCACCCAAGTGGCCGCGTCGCTCAGGTTGGTGCCGGCCATATAGAACAGGCGCAGAGGGTAGGTGGCGCCCAGGTCGATCTGAATGATTGTGCTGGTCGTCAGGGCGTTGGTGCTGCGGGCCACATCAGTGATATCGGCCGATGTGACGAGAGACAAAGGAGCGTCCGCAAGCCAGCTGCCTCCGCTCGTGCCGCTGGTCAGCTCGTGGGCTCGGTCGGGGTAGAAAAGGCCGATCATGGGGCTGTCCTCAGGTGAGTTCTGTTGTGGGCGGGGTAAAGGAGGCAGTGTGCACGGCGCTGCCGGTCACGACGCGCAGCTCGTCGTAATAGACCGTATGAGCGCCGCCGTCATTGGTGCACATCACGATGATATCGGTGCCGACGTCATAGGTGCCGGTGAAGGTGGTGGTGGTAGCCTGCAGCGTGCCGTCGATGAAGCCGCGGATCACGCCAGAGGCGTCGCGGCTGAACTCAATGTGAGCCCAGGCGTTTACAGGCACGGAGTTCGTGGGGCTCAAAGCTACTGCACCAAGGCCTGGGCGGGTGACGACCAGCCGGTTAGTACTGCTGATCTGGAAGCTGTAGAAGTTGCTGGAATAGCCGCCCTCCCAGATCGAGACTGCGCCGTGCGTGGACGGCAGGTAGATAAAGACCTGGAGGTTGAATGGGCCAGTGCTGAGATTGAGCTTCCCTGCAGATGTGTGCGGGGTGTACAGAACGTCCCCGTTGCCTGCGGCATTTTTAAGCACTGCGGATCCGAGCTTCGGAGCCGGCGAACCTGTAGTGAGAGTGTTATCTCCAAAGCCGGTGTATTCTGTGACTGTTACCGGGCTAGCTGACGAATCAGTGAATGTGGACGAACCGTTCGCGCCATTGAAGTGCATGAGCAGCGCGGTGGTGCCAGCGGGAGCGGAAGCAAGGCCTGGGATAAGCGAGCTGGTAGCAACCAGCAGAGCCTCTGGGCCTGTGTCTCCAATAGCAGCAGCCGCAATCAAGGAGGCCGTCGCCACTAGGCTTCGCGAAGTGGCTCCGTCTGAGGGCAGGACGCTCAACCCAGGATCAAAGATGTAAACAGCCCCTGCTGCTGATCCATTTGAATTTGTGTCTCTGTAGGCAGAAGCTGCTACGGTGTGGCAGTAGTAGCTGTTCTGTATTTGTTGAGATCCCAATGAGGCGTTGACCGTTGCGTCAGAAGCGATAAAGGAGGCTACCTCTGACCAAGCGCCTGCAGACTCCGTGAACGCCCTGACAATCCCAGCTCCGAATCTAGCGAAACTGGCGCCGCCACCGCCGACAAACATGAGAGAACCCGCCGGGCTCAGCGAGGCACCATGCCCAAAGGCTTCATCAGAGCCGTAGTACTGCGTGGATACCCTCGTTTGTTCTACCCAGGACCCTGTAACCAGCTTGTACCACCAAACCCCCTTACGACCGGAACCGATGATTACACGGTCTCCAGCCTCATTGATTGCCACATTGTTGCCAAAAGAAGTGTTGGCAACAACGCCTGTACCTCTGACTTTTACCTGCAGTGTCCAGGTTGTGCCTGAACGTGTATAAATATAGGCATCACCTGTCCCATCATTATTTCCGTTACTGGCGCCAACGACCGCCGTGCTGGCATCAAAAGAAAACGCCACAGAAACGCCATAAAAGGGAGCCAGGTAGCCTCCAGTCGGCAGCAAGGTGTTGTTAAACACCCAGGCCCCGCTTGCCAGCCTGAACATGTGAACCATGTTACCAGCAGAAGAGCCTGGCTCGCCCACGGCGATCCACAGCCCGTCTTTAGATATCTCGACTGTATTTCCGTACCCTGAGTCCAGGGCTCTCCCAGGAACAGTCAGTTCAACCGGAGAGGACCAACCGCCTCCTGACCGAGTGCTGACGTAAGCTTTCCCATCAGAAGGCGTATTAGCTATCGCTCCTATGACCAGAGTATCTCCGCTCCCAGAGAGGGCCACGGCACGACCGAAAGATGTGATGCCCGTGGTTGGACTGAAGATATTTTCTTCGGACCAGGTAGACCCAGACCTCACGCAGACATAGACGCTTCCCATGGTTGTGGGGAAAGTGATCGTCTGAAGATCAGCGCCGACTGCTAAGGTGTTGCCATCCAAACTGAGAGACAACGACCAACCAAATCTTGAATTAGCTACACCGTTCGACGCGATGATCTTCGAGACCTGAAGGGTCCTTGCTAAGGCGGCTGAGCCAACGAAAGTGCTCTGCCCCAGAACTAGGTTATTCATCATACGTCTGGGCTTCCAATCGTAGCCAAGATCGTCACCGCATGCAGTCGGGCAGGAACAGTGAGGGTATCGCCCGCCACAGTGGGATCACGATAAATCCGGAAAAAGACATAATCCCCATCAGCAGGCGATCCTGCGACGGTAATCGCAGGTGTCACAGAACTTGTGTACATTTTGTCCGCAGTACCGCCAGTGTCAATAATCACCTGGGGAGTACCAAAAGTCGTGGCAATCGTGTCGTTATCACTCACGGCTACTGCCGCGATCGCCCACTGCACAGCGTAAGGAGTGCTCGCTGTTCCATGGGACCAGTGGAACTTGGCAGTAATGGTTCCCTCGTTCCAGGACGAGGGCATGGGAATACCAAACTGCGCATAAGTGGCAACAGTTCCGTCAAACGCCAGGTAACTTAGATCCACGTCGCTGACAGAAGCGATAGTCAGCACAGCTGAACACCCATTTGAAACCTGCGGTCGCATCGCCGCCGCGGTCACAGGAATGGCATGCACTGCCGGCCCGCCGCCGCCAGAGCCGCTGCCGTCCCCTGTGGCCGTGCCCTTGATGAGGCTGACCGTGGCCGGGCCGATAATCTTGGTGGAAGCCCCGCCTGTAGTTCCAGGCACCGTCGACATCAGGCAGTAGAGCACTTTGCCCTGCGCCGTGGCCGAAATCACCACCGTGCCACCACCGTCTGTGCCGATGCCGCCGCTCCAGCCGCCGTTGTAGGTCGTGCTGTCGCCGAGCGAGTAACCCGAGGTGAAGGCCGGGCCACCCCAGACCTTGTAGGTGATCAGCCGCGTGCTCAGGTCCATCGAGATGGAAGCGATGCGGAAGTGTCGGCCGCTGGTGCAGCCGAACCTGGGCATGAAGATCTGTACCGGGTCGTTGAGCTTCAGACTCAAGCGGGCCAGTGTGAACGGTACCTCGAAGGTGATCACGTCCCGATGGGCCCCGTACAGTCCAAAATAGGTACCGACCACCGAGCCGAAATTGATCAGCGCCTTCGACTCCAGGGTCACGGTGACCGAGTTGACGAAGTTGAAATGCACCTGGTCCGAGGTGCCTGTTAGAGCCAGTTGCCAGGGGTCACGGCTCAGCTGCTCGCGCATGACGTCGTCTGCGCCATTGGTCAGATTGCTGGGCCAAGTCTCGCCGGCGTGGAAGTTCACCTGCCAAACGGGCCCCTCCATGTCGCTCAAGAACCCGCGGCGCACATTGGAGATTCTGTCCAGCGTGAAGGTAGCCGCATAGACCTCACCACCTTCGAGAGCTGAGGGCGACTTCAGGTGCGAGCAGAAGAACAGGTTGTGCCGATCAAACCCGAAGCAAGCCTGGGAAGCAAAGGCTGCGGACTGCAACACATCCAAGTAGGTGCGGTCATCGGCGATGTACTGCCCAGGAATCAGCAGGTCCTCATCAGCCCCTGCAGGCATGGTGCTGGGCAGGACATCAAACAGGCCGGCTTTGCGGCACATGTCGGTCATGGTCCAGTAGCCCGGTATCGTGTTGTGGATAGGGTCTGCCGGATCCATCACGGTGCCGAAGGTCTGCACCCGGATGTCAAAAATAGGCGGCGCGGCCAGCCGGAAGTACACGGGCCCGATTGGGTAGCCACCGGACACCGTGCCGCGGTAGAAGCGCACGGTCCCCTCGGAGGGCTCGACGTACTGCAAGTCGTGGAGCGTGGCGTAGTCGGTGCCCAGCGTAATCTCGGTGCCGCCTTCGAAGGCGCGAATCGGGTAACCCGCCTGGATGGCGTTGGACTGGACGTAGTAGATCTGCTTGACCGTATCGACGCAGATGGCCGGCACGAAGCCGGGGTTCAGGAAGGTCAGCGGCTTCTTCTGGTTGAAGCCTGTCGGGCCTTCGAGGTCCCCGGTGCCCGTGAAGGTATCGGTCACCACCGGCTTATCCAGCAGGTAGGAGCGGTCACGCAGGCGCAGCCGGATCTCGGTGAAGTCGGCCAGCACGTTGAAGAGCTGGGCCGTGAAGACGGGCTCGTAGCCTGAGGGAAAGTTGCTGCTGCCCTCGTAGCCCACCCACACCGTCACCTCGCCGCCGGCGGTGCCCAGCTCCACCCAATCGTCCAGCAGCCCATCATCGTTGCTGATGACGATCTCGCCCACTGAGGGTTTTACGGCGCCGGTCAGCCGCGCGCTGGAGAACAGCTCCTGAGTGAAGGTGCCGGGGTTGAGCAAGCGCGCGGGCGCGTGCACGTTGGCGGGCGTGTCCGTGGGCTTGGTCTTGAAGCCGTGCGTGGAGACCAGCTTCTGCTGCGTGGTGTTGGCGTTCGACTTGAACCGGATGTCGGCTACGAAGTTGAAGAGCGGAGTGCTGCTCATACCGAGGCCGCCTCCAGCTCAGCCGTCCTACGCCCGCCGCGCATGTCCGCAGCGATCTCATCGAGATCCGCGATCATGCGCTCGTAGGCCTCGCCAGCCTGGGTGATGGCAGCCGCCTGTTGCTCAGCCAGGGCTTCCAGAGCCGTGAGCTGGTCCTTCAGGACCTTGGCCTGCGCGTCGATCGCGGTGCTCATCGCGCTCACGTCCGTGCCGAAGGCGGCGTTGAGGTTCTCCAAAGCTTCGATCTGCGCATCGCTCGTGTCCGTGGTCGTGGTGGTCAGCGCGTTCAGCGCATCAAGCTGCCCCTGCGCTGCCGTCAGCATCGGATCCACACCGCTACCGGCGCCGATGACGCTGTTGAGCGAAGAGGTGACCGAGTTGAAGATGTCGCTGTACTGCTTGGTCGAGCCGCCATAGAACTGCTGGGCCTGCTTCAGGTACTCCTGCGCGTTGCCCTGCACGTTGCCCAGAGCCGTCGCGTCGCCCGACATGGCGCCCTGCACCGAGCTGTCGAACATGCCCTTGGCGGTGTTCAGGCGGCCGGTGAAGCTCTGGTTGGACAGGTCGCCGCGCTTGAGATCCAGCACGAAGGTTTGCAGCTCCTTGGCCATGTCCTTCAGCTTCTTGTAGCCGTCGATCTGGGCCTGCAGCGCGTCCTTCTGCGCCTGGATGTTCTTCTCGTTGAGCTTGGCTGCGTCTGCTGCGGCCGCGTCCTTCAACTGGCCCTCAAGCTTGATGCGATCAAGCGTTACCTTGGTCAGCTGCGAGGCGATCTTCGGATCACCGTTGCTGGCCTTGTACGAAGCCCAGAGGTTGTTCTCCAGGTTCTTCAGGTAGTCCACGCCCTTCTGCGAAACCTGGCTGGACTTCAGACCGTAGATCGTGTCCTCGTTGCCCTTGACGACGGCCTTCAAGTCGTCCCGCTTGGTGATCAGATCCTTCAGGTTGCGCAGCGCGGTCTCGAGCGGAGTCTCGCCCATGTGGAGATCAAGCAGGCTGTTCAGCGAGGAGCGCAGGTCATCGATCTTCGTGGTCGTGTCCTCCCACGCCTGCACCAGGTTCTTCGCCTTCGGGTTGATCTTGTCGTAGGCGCCCATCAGCTCTTCGCCGGTGGTGTTCAGCCCCTTCAGGAAGTCATCGATCCGGGTCTGCTGGACCAGGGTCTGCAGATCCTCCCAGGCCTGATAGGCCTCGGTGATGGCGATCTTGCCCTCCAGACCCACTGACTTCCACAGCGCAGCGATGTCATCGCGTGTGGCGCCCAGGATCTGATCGGTGTCGACGTTGACGCCACCCGTCTTCAGCGTGTCCTGGATGCGGCTGGCCTTGTAACTGTAGAGATCGGGCCCGGCCAGAAACTTGCCAGCGACGCCGTCAAGGCCCGCCTTGGCGCTCTCGAGCTTGGTGGCGAAGTCCGCAGCGTCTGCTAGGTCGTACAGCGCCTTCTGCAGCGTCACCAGCTCGGGGTTGGTTGCCTGCAGGGCCGCCAACTCGAGTTGCCGTTCGATGGCGACCGCGCCCATCTCGTTGCCCTGGGCGCGCAGGATCGCGATCTCCAGCTCGTGCTGCTTGGTGAGGTCGACTGCCTCACTGCTGAGATCAGAGAACGTGTTGGCCAACTGCATCATCGTGAGGTAGGTCTGCTCGCCGCCTTCCTTCAGACGGCCTCCACCAGCCACGAAGCTATCGATCACCCCGCGGAACGCTTCCTTCGTTTGCGGCAGCGCACCCACGTTGAGCTTTGCATACTCCGTGGCCAAACTGGACATGCCGGCCTTGTGCTGCTCCTCCTGGCTGTAATAATTCTTGTAGTACGTGCTCAGGATGGCCGACAGGTTACCAAATCCGCCAGCCAGGACGGAGAGGTTGTACAGGGTGTCGGAGCTGGCAGTTGACAGCTCGCCCAGCGAGCCTTCCATCGGAGCCAGGGTCTTCTGCAGGTCGTAAAACGCCAGCTGAATAGTGTCGATGTTGTCCGACATCGTCGCCAGGTCTGAAAGCGAGGCGCTGTCCGACAGCCCATCGAGCTGCTTCTTCGCCCAGGCCGGCAGGTCCATCTCGCTGAGCAGGCGCTTCACCTCCTTGACCGAAGCTGCGGTGTACTCTGTCAAGCCTTTCGTAGGATCACTGTTGAAGTCCCCCTTCACAGTACCCACCTGCGTAGCATTCTTGAGGATCTTCAGCAGGCCTCGCGAGTTGTCGTCGTTATCCGCCGCAAACGCGGAGGAAACCTGGTAGGCCCCGCCCAGCTTGAATGTCTTGGCCGTGTTGTTCAGCACGGTGGAGAAGGACTTGGCCAGGGATTCGACCGCGGTCTGGGTCTCAGGCTGGATGTCCTTCATGATCTGGTACATGTAGTCGCCAGCCCCTGCGCTCTCCTTCGTGACAAGCGTGGTCTTTCCAGTCTCATCCGCGCTCGCATAGCCGCCGACGTGAGGAGTGCTTTTTTTATTGAACAGGGCTGCGACAGCAGTCACAGCCGCAGCGTAGGGGACAGCGTTAGAGAGGGCGCTGATCAACGTACCGGCTGCTGAGCCTGCAGACGCCGCGGTGCTGGCGACCCCTGCCCAACCAAAGTCTGCAGTCTGCGCGGCCAGCATGGCAGCCTGAGAGCCAGCGCCCACAGACGTGGTGCCAATCGCAGCGCCATAAGCAGCTGGGCTACCAAACAAGGTGGTCCCAATGGAGCCCGTCGAAGAGCCCAGAAGGCTTCCCACCGCAGACCCGCCGGCAGAACCAGCAGCAGAACCAGCAGCCGAGCCCGCGGCATTCGTGCCGAGCATCTCGCCGAAGAAAATTTTCAGCTGGGGCTCGAGCACGGTCTTCGCGAATGTGTTCTTCAGCCAGTCGCGGATGCTGAGCCAAGTATTCTTGAATCCCTGCCCGCCCTTCATGGCGGCGTCAGTCAGGGCCTTGGCCAGATCGTCACGAAGCTTGATTGTTTCTTTGCGAGCCTGCCCAACCTCAGCGATATGCTGGGCCAATGAGGCGCCGTTAGACGCCTTGTCCTTCATCTCCTGCAGCAGCACGGTGTACTTCTTCACCGCCTCACTGGCAGCACCGTATTTGTCAATCAGCTCCTTCAGGCCCTCGTCCTGAAGCGTGAAGCCGTTCTGCACCTTGCCCTCAATGAGATTGGCGTACTCCGTTTGAACGTCCACAAGGACTTGCAGAGCCTCAGTCCGCTTTGCGATAGCCTGCGCACTCTGCTCCTCATACGCCAGTTGAGCCTGGAGCCCAGCACGCTGGACCTCAGTCATGTCAGCCATACGGTACTCGAGATCGAGCTTGTCCCGCTGCTTCTGCAACGAGGTGTCCAGCTCACGACCGAGATCCTTGTAGGCCTTGGCCTCCGCTGCGATCTTGCCCTGGAAGTCAATAGACAAGAGCTCCTTCCGCTGGTCCTTCTCCTGCTGGATCTTGACGAGGTCAGAGAGGACCTGGTTGGCAAGCAGCTCACGCTCCTTCTTGAGCTTCTGGTACTCGGGGATCAGCTTCTTGATAACGGCATCGAGATTTTTGTACGCTTCACCTTCAAGTTTGGACGCTTCTTCGAGATTGGTTCCGCCCGCCTGCTTTTCGAGGGTCTTCTGGGCGGTCTCCAGGATCTGCAAGCTGGTTTCGTTGTGCCGCGCGACTTCCGCAACCTTGGCATCTTCATTGATGATGGTCTGGGCCAGGGACTGCGCCTGGTACTGGCCCTCGCTGATCAGCAGGGCCTTGTGCTTCGCGTCGAGGATGGCCTTCTCTTGTGTGCTAGCTCGTTGCAGCTCAGACATGTTCTGCGCGTAGTAGGCCTTTTCCACGGCCAGCAGGTCCAGGCTCTGGCTAGGGATGTCCGTCGGCTTGGGCGGCTTGCCTGGCCCGTTGTAGTCCTCAGTACCCTGAGGCTTCTTCAGGCGCAGGCGAGCTTCAGCAGACGCGAGCCGCTCATACTCCTTGGCCCGCTCTTTCAGCCCGCTGATGATCTGGCGCGCACGCGATATCTCAAGCGTTTCCTGCATGCCCAGGTTCTCAAGTGCTTTCAGAGCCCCACTGACCTGAAGCTCTACGCCTGTGACAGCGTTGCCCTGCTGCCCGGCTGCCTTCATCTTGGCCAGCTGTTCTTGGCCAGACAGTGCGATCTGGAGCTGGGTCAGCTTCAGGATCTTGTAACGCTCAGCAATCTCGGCCACCACCAGGTCGCTCTTGATTTGAGCCTGCGCGGTTTGAGAGTCAGTCCCTTCCCACATCTTGGCGATCAGCAAGCCAAGCCGGTTGTACTCCTTCTCCATCTCCCCGAGCGAGATGGAAGTGGTCGCAGCCAGCGAAGCCACGCGCTCATCGTTTGCCTTCTTCGTCTCTGAGGCGAAAAACCACCAGTGCGCTGCTGCAGCTACCAAAGCAATGAGGATGGCGCCCGTCAGGATTTCAGTCGTCGTCAGCGCTGCATTGAACCCGGTAAGGGAAATGGTGGCGGCCCTCACAACCGCACTGAGTGTGCCCAGCGCGCCGGTGGCCGCAGCCCAGGCCGTGGTGACCGCCTGCCACACCAGCAAGCCCTTGGTGACTACCACCAAGGCCACGAGAGCGACCCGGTAGTCCACGTACAGCTTCATCAGCGTCACGATCGCGGATGCATGATCGATAATGAAAGTCGTGAACCGGCTGACGTAATCAGCCAGGGTGCCAAGCGCATCCTTGAACCCCTCCGACTGGAACGTCTTCCGCAGAGTCAGGGCGACGCGCACCAGCACCGGCTGCAGTGCGTCGAAGGTTTCGACCAGGCTGGACTCCAGTGCGGTCTTCACGCCCGTCATCAAGTTCTTGGACGTGGTAGCCATGGCCGCGGCCGCCACTGCCATCGTGCCTGGCGCGTCCTCGATCTGTTGGGCCAGCTTGCCCAGGCTGAGCACTGTCTCCTCTGATGACAGCCCCAGGTTCTTCTGCTCCGCGATATAGCCCTGGATACCGGCAACAGCCGCCTTCAGGCCCCGCTCGTTCATCAGGTCTTGCAGGGCCCTCATCTGCCCCAGGCCGTTCATGCCCGAGAGCGCCTTGGTCAGGTTGATGATGATGTCGCGGAACGGCAGCATCGCCTGCTTGTCCGTAGTCATCACCTGGATGCCCAGCTGCTCGAGTGCCTTCTTCCCTTTCGTCGTCACACCGATCAGCTCGGTGAACATCTGGCGCATCGCCGTACCGCCAGCCGTGCCGCGGATGCCGATCTGGTTCAGCAGGCCCAGAGAAACAGCCGTGTCCTGCAGCGTCACGCCGTACAGCTGAGCCACAACGGAGGAAGACTTGAAGGCCGCGGCCATGTCCGAGATGGTGGCAGTCGTGGAAGCCGCGGTCTGGCTGATGATGTCGCCAACCACGCTCCAATCGCGAGCCGAGTAACCAAACGCCTGGGCGATCGCAGCCAGCGTCTCCGCAGCCTGTTTGGTGGGCATCTCACCCAGTTGGGCAAACTGCAGGGTCGCACCCAGAGCGGCGATCTGCTGCTTCGCATCCAGGCCGGCCATCGACATGGCCTTCAGGGCTTCAGCCACCTGGAGCGGGCCATAGACCCCCCCAGACGCAACCTTCAGCAGCTCCTTGTTCAGCTCCTTGACGCCCTCGGCGCCAACGTCCCCCAGTGAGCCAATCAAGCGCATGACGTGCTCGACCTCGGCGCCCAGCTTGATCATCTGCACGGTGGCGTGCGAGATGGCCGCACCGGCCAGCAGGGGCACCATGCTGCCCCAGGTCAGCCACAGCAGGCCCAGACCAGAAGCAAGACCTCGCGCCGCGCTGTGCGCCTCATTGGCGTGCTGGGTGAACTTCCTCAGCCCGGAGAGCGTGGATTCGGGAACGCCGGGAGGCGGGGAGGCAGGGATCACCTCCCTGCCGGTAGACAAGGAACTGTACCGCCCAGCCGACTGGGCAGTCGCCACCATGCTCTGGCGAGATCCGCGGGCATACAGAGCGGCCAGCTGAGTGTCCAAAGCTTCTTGCTCGACCTTCGCCGCAGCAAGGATTTGAGCGTTGGTCTCTTTCGTCGTTTCTAGGAACACCCTCAATCGGTCTTTGCCTCGAGCCAAAGATACCTTTCGGATAGCCTCGGCATCCGACTTGTTACTGGCCGAACGCTCATCCATTGCTTTCAGGGCTGCCTGCAGACGAGCGTTCTCAGACGCTGCCTCTTCAACCAGCTGGGCATTCGCTGCGGTCGTCACCTCCTTGAAGGCCGCCAAGTTGGCTTTGCCTCGGGCCAGTGAGATACGTCGAATCGCTGCAGCATCCACAGTCTGAGCTGCGGATGCTTCGTCCATTGCCTTCAGGGCTGCCTGCAGACGAGCGTTCTCAGACGCTGCCTCTTCAACCAGCTGAGCAGTGACAGCAGCACCCACTTCCTTAAACGCCTGAAGGTGAGCTTTACCACGGGCAAGCGAGACTTTCCGCGCGCTGGTCTGGTCTGCCGCTAGAGCAGCCGACCTTTCGTCCATCGACTTCAGGGCCGCCTGAAGTCGCGCAGTTTCAGCGTTAACTTCGGCCAGCAGCTCACGATCATCGGGGAACAGAGACACGCCCCGCCGGCGTCCAGACTCCAAGGTCTGAGGTTTGAACTTCCAGCCCTTGGCTACCGCCGCTTCGTAGTCCTGCTGCAGCTGGTTAATCTCCTGCCGCACCGCGGACTTCGCTTTGGTCAGGCTCTCTTTGGCTCCCGCCTGAAAGCCTTCACCCAGAGCTTTGCCAGCATCCGAGCCCACTGTTTTCACGCCGCTCAGCGCCGTCTTCAACTCCACCGGCAGACCACGCACAATGCCTGCCAGGTCCCTGACCGAGCGGTCGAGCTGACTCAGGGCTGACCCCGAGTCACCCACACCTACGATGATTCTGCGGAGCTCCTCCAGCGCCTTCCCGGTGCCGGCCAGCTTGCCCACAGAGGTGACAAGCTTGTCGAGGGTCTCTAGAGCCCGCGTGAGCTCTGGTACACCGTCAGGAGTGAAGTTGATGCCTGATGCCATGTGAGCCCCGTTTCTTGACACGGGATTATGCCCGCGTCAAGGTCTAGGGTCACTTCGTTTTCGCGGCTTCGGACTCAGCCTTCATCTTGTCTCGCGATAGGGTCATCGCTTGGTCATCGAACAGCTTGACCCCTTCCCACATCCACAGCCTGTCGTTGTGTGGAATTTGGTAAAGCTGGCAGTAGTCCAAGAACGGACCCCACAGCAAGGGTTCAGGCCCTGATGCAGTGACCCTTCGAGATCTCCCGATCTCGAGGTAGGTCGTGTAGTGGAACATCAACCGGGCTGACAAGGTCGGCCGGTTGAGCAGGGCCTGGGGGGTGATGCCTGACTCACCATCCGCCATCTCCTGGAGCATTTCCATGGAATCCCCCCACTGGGCATTCCACTCCAGGAAGGCTTTTACTTTTCCGAGTCGGCGTCCTTCTTGACCGTCTTGTAGCGGTCGATGTCCTCAGCGCGCTCGAAGACCCAACGGCGGAAGTCCTTCACCGCCAGAAGCGTCTTGGCGTTCTCCAGGCTGTACTCCATCGGCTCGCCCTTCCACTGCAGGTCACCGCGCCAGCCCAGCAGCAGCGCGCGGGCCGAGACGTCCACGATGATCTCCTCCGACTTGGCCTCGGCCGCATCGTTCTTGGCCTCGAGCAGGCGCTTGTTCTTCTCGAAGGCTTTGGTGATCAGACGGGCGTACTTCTTGTTGTTGGACCGGGCGATCAGGAAAGAGACACCTTCGGCGTAGTCTTCCCAAACACCTTCTTCTTCGGCCTTGGCGTCGGTCGCGAATTCACTGAACAGATCGATTGCCATCTTGGCATCTCCTTGGGGTTGGAGGTCACATTCTAGAACGAAAAAAGGGCCTGGCAACAGCCAGGCCCCTCGTGGTTTCCCACCCCAGAATCGTGCCAGATTACGGCGTCACAGCCACACCGACGCGGTCGATCAGCAGCACCTTGCGGTTCGCCGAGACAGCGTTGGCGCGGTCCTCGAGCAGGGTGACGACCACTTCGGCCATCATGTCCTGGTCCTTGGCGCCTGCGGTCACCTTGTACGAGGTGATATTGCAATTGGGCATGGTGAAGACGTAGCCGTTGCCCGACGGATCCAGCGAAGCCCAGATCAGGCTCGTCGCGGTGTTGGCGATGAACTTGTCGTAGATGTTGCCGTTGGCGAAGTACATCGACAGCGTGGCCTTGGACGCGATCGTGCCGGCCGCCACGTCCACCGGAGCGAGAGAGCCGATGGCGCTCTGCTGGCGAATCGCGTTGTCGTACTCGAGCGAAATCGACTTGATGTACGTGCCCGCCACCGGTGCGCCGCCTTCCCAGATCAGCGACTGAGGATTCGACACCGCGCTGTGGCCGGTGTAGGCCAGCGACACGGTGTTGGTGGTCGTGCCAGCGATATTGCTGCTGGTGTTGCGCACCGTGCCCAGACCCATGAAGTCCATGGACATCGTGGTCAGCGCTCCGCTGGCCGCGTTCAACGTCATCTTCGACGGCACCTGACCCTTGTAGGCAAAGTACTGACCCACATCGAGCATCTGCTTCTCGATCGTGAACGAGGTGATCGTCGTGCCGTGGGTCAGGCGCGAGGTGCAGATCTTGGTCGCAGCGATCGGACCTTCAGCGGTCGCCGGCGTGCTGGCGTCCAGATTGATGACCGTGGTGGTGGGCGCGGCGGCCGACGTGGACACGCGGAACAGCTTG